GCTATTGCGTATGTCATAAACAAATATTATCTTTGTGGTGTGATTGATAAGGGAGTGTTAAGCCTCCCTTTCTTAATCGGGTTAGACATAAACAAATATTATCTCGAATATGAACAATATTGTAGAACTTAACGGATTGCAGGGTGTAAAGAGTGAAAAGGTTTACGCCTATTTTTCAACCGAACCGAAAGAGGTGCAGAATGTGCCCTGGAGCTTGGAATAGCATGTACCGGGGCTGATGATAACGGGGCGTACAACATTTATTTTGACGATGAAGAAAACATATGCTGTGAATACATGCAGCGTTGTGTCACGAAGGAGTTCAAGAAGGTGGAAACGATAGAGGAAGCCGTGTTGTGGATGGAGGGTTATTTTAGATGAAGACGCTAATTTTTGATGTAATGCTGAATGAGCAATACATTTACACGTTCAAGTACAAGTACAATCCTTTGTTTCCTATTGAGGAGGAAGAACTGAGGAAGTTTGTAGAAGAGAGACTACCGACATTGAAAGGGAAGAAATTTAAGATTTTGTTTTAGGGCTATGAGCGGTTCTTCTTCCCAGCAAATACTTATGGCTTTGGATAGAAATCTGAAATCTTATTTTTCAGCCATTAAAGCATGGAAAAGGGATAACAAGAAATTTACTGGATGTCCTAAATTCCCGAAATACAAGCATAAAACAAAAGGAAGAAATATATTTTCTTATTCTTATGCACAATTTAAGCATAGAGGAGAATATATTTACTTTCCAAAGAAAGAAGGTTTGCAACCATTGAAAACCAGATGTAAGGAAGGAACGGTTAAGCAAGTCAGATTTGTTCCGAAAGCAGACTGTTATGTAATAGAATTGGTGTATGAATCGGAGGTAAAGGAACAGTTACCAGATAACAATAGATATATGTCTATTGATTTGGGGGTTAACAACTTTGCTTCTATTGTAACGAATACGAGCAATAAGGCTGTTTTGATAGATGGAAAGAAATTAAAGTCTGTCAATCAGTATTATAACAAGAAAAAAGCTAAAGTTCAATCACAATTAAAGAAAACAAATGGAAAGGAAAATTCGAGACGGTTAATGAACCTTACAAGAAAGAGAAACAATAAGGTCAAGGATTATTTGCATAAGGCAAGCAAGGAAATTGTAGGCATGTGCCTGGAAGACAACATAACGACATTGATAGTGGGACATAATGACGGATGGAAACAGGAAGTGAATATGAGTAAAAGAAACAATCAGAATTTTGTTTCAATTCCGTTTGAGACGTTCATATCAATGTTAAGGTATAAATCTGAAAGACAAGGACTAAGATTTGTTGAAATAAACGAATCTCACACGTCGAAATGCAGTTCTTTAGATTTAGAGGAGATAAAACATCATGATAGTTATGTTGGAAAGAGAGTAAAAAGAGGTCTTTTCAGAACAAAGAACGGGATTTTACTCAATGCAGATATAAACGGAGCCTACAACATCATGAGAAAAGTAAAGGGGGATGCAGCAATGCCACCCTATAGAGGGTTTGGGTATAACCCAGTTAAGAAATTTATTAACAAATAGATACAAGTGTAAACATGTATATAATTACCATCACTATGCAGAATTAAAACCTACTTGCACTGATTTAAGGAGAGATGGTTTTAAAGTTAAAATCAATAACGGAAAGGTGTTTGTTTTTTGTAAAGAGTGCTATGAAAAGATAAAGAAGGAGACAAAGAAATGAAAGGAAATATATTTGACAAAATAAGAAAAGCATCTAATAAATACATAGAGTATATGATTGCTTGTGACTGTGTAGCCAAAGAAGCACAAAAACATATAGATTGGGACAATAATGTTTCGTGTGAATATTATCCCGGTGATGGAATATGTATAATGATAGACGAGCATGTTTGTTATGCTAATACATTCTTTGACTTGGTAGAAGAATCAGAAAACGGTATGCTTGATAGGGGAACTTTTATGAGAAATTGTATTTGACATGGAAAGATATAGGATTGTGAAAGAAATAAGGTATAACGGCTGTATTCCGATAGTCGTGTATTTTGTACAAGTCAGAAAAGACAAACGTATTTCATCCGAATGGGTGAATGTAAAAGGTTTTGATACTTATAGGAAAGCAAGAGAGTTGTTGTATATTTTAAACGGTGATTGATATGGAAATAGTTCCGGATTTGACAAAAAGTAATTTGTCTAAAAATCAGATAGAATACATTCAAAAGAAGCAGCATGAATATAAATTGATGGATAAGAAGAGAAAGATTCCAGGTCATACTCTGTTTTCGTTTAATCTGAAAACGAAAGAGATAAAGAGAGCTTCTATTACCAACGAAGTTTCAATCAGATTTTGTAAGAAAAATAAAATTGTTCAATATCGTATTTAATTATGGAAATAAAGAACGGAATAATAATAGACGGGGTACTGCATGAAGCTGTGAATTATAGTAATGATAGTTCTTGTAGTATATGTTCTCTTCGTAAGGAATGTGATGAATTAGAGAATCGTTGTGATGAATGGATTTGCAGACTTATTGATTGTAAGTATTTTATCAATCGTGGCAAAGTAACAGACATTAAGATAGATAAGGAGGAATAACAATGGAAAGCGATAAACTTATATTAGATGCTTGTTGTGGCAGTAGAATGTTTTGGTTTGACAAGCATAACCCTTTGGTTTTATTTGTAGACAAGCGTTCAGAAACACTTACAGCTAAGGACAAAGATAGAATCAGAACTATAGATGTAAAACCGGATGTGATAGCCGATTTTACTAATTTGCCGTTTGAGGATAATTCTTTTTATATGGTGGTGTTTGACCCACCTCATTTAAAAACACTTGGTGAAACCTCATGGATGGCTAAGAAATACGGTAAACTGCCAAAAGATTGGAAATCACTCATACACGACGGATTTACCGAGTGTATGCGCGTCTTGAAACCTAATGGAACGCTCATTTTCAAATGGAACGAAAGTGAGATAAAAGCTTCGGAAGTTTTGTCCGTTATCCCCTTTAAGCCTCTATTTGGGCATACCACCGGAAGGCAGAGCAAAACAATATGGATGTGTTTTATGAAGCAAGAACAGGAGGAATGACAATGGAAAATAGAAAGAAATTGGCGATAGCGACTATATGTCGGGCTTATTTGAATATTCACGGCTTTATCACGCCAGCAGAAAACAGAGGAGGAATAAATGATGCACCAGTGTGACTATTGTTGTTGGTATAACGAAAGATACGGGAATTGCGATTGTCCGTATGTAATGAAGAAGTCGGCTTGTGATAAAGCTAAAAAGGAGAAAGAAAGGAGTGAGAAATGAAATTAAAACATCTATTAGATTGGTATAACGAAAACACACCATCAGAAGATGAAGAATACGAAAAGGGATGTCTATCTATCGCCTTGATAGTAGCAATCATTTTCATTGCATTAACGGTTGTAATTTTATCTTACGAATTATGAAATCAAAACAAGTATTATCAATAGAACAAATGAAGCACTTGCAGGAGCTTGGATTAGATACAAGCGATGCAAGTGTGTACTGGAAAAGGGTATCACATGGAAGCCGTATTAATGATAAATACAAAGGTGTATGGTTTTTGAGTTTACAGAAGGAGTTTCAGACTTGTGGGTTTACGTCGTATGAAATACTTCCTGCTTATACATTAGGAGATATTCTCGATAAGCTGCCAGAATCAGTACAGGTATATGATTTGTACATATTTAAGAAAGTGGGTTTGTGGTGGCTCAAATATGTAGACGTAACGAATAATGGAACCGTTCGTTTAGAAAAAATGCCGAGGTTGATAGATGCAGCCTATTATATGTTATGTTGGTGCATTCAAAAGGGGTTTGTTAAAACTAATAAGGAGGTTAAAGATGGAAGAAAAGAAAATTGATTGGGAACAGAGGCGTTATGAAATAGCGAAAGCTGCAATGCAAGGATTTTGTAGCAATTCACAGAAACAATTTATAAATGTTGATTCAAGTATAATGGCAAAATTGAGTATTTGTTTTGCTGATGCACTGATAAAGAAATTGAAAGGAGAATAACTATGGAAGCACATGTAATGAAACTTGAAAACAACTGTGTGATTGTTGACGAGGAATATTTTAACGAGATAAAGAAGCAGTCAGAATTTAACCAGGAAAGGATAAATGAGATTGCAGAGGAAAAGTTTTTGGAATACGTCAAAGAAAGCGGTATCAAACTTTCCTACGAAGTGAACGGAATACCTTATATATTTCATCATGACTTGTTGAGTGAATTGAACTATGAGGAAAGAGGATATCCGGAATCCGTGTCAGAAAGGGTGAAGCATGTTATTGCAGATGATATAACCGAGGCTTTGAATGATAAGTTTAAAGGACTGAAAGACGAGGCTTTGAATTATGCCTTAAGTGAGTTTGACAAACAGAAACACGGTTTAGAGGCTACTGTAAAAATATGGAAACATTTCGCATTAATCTTTATCATTACAACTATTGTTCTAACAATTAGACTATTTTTATTGTGAAATGATGTTAAACAACCTACATTTTACACATAAGCACTTGCGTATGTCATAACATAATCTTATCTTTGCAATGTGAGATTAAGAGATGAAAAGTCAAACAAATAAAAAAGATAAGGTTATGAAAGAAAGATTTTTAGAAAAGTTCATTATGATGGAGTTTGTGAAAGGCAATTTGGATTCACAGGAACAAGTCAATGATATGGTTTCTTTGATACAGAGAAAGTTGGGTGTATCAGTAGAGAACGCAGGAGAATTTTTAAGAAAAGCGGTTGGATTGATTTAACAATAACAATTTGTTTTCTTCATATTATAGGGCTATGTTTGTAGCCCTAATTTTTTAAATCTAAAGAAAATGGCACAAAAATTGTCTGCCGGATTCATGGCAGAATTATTCAAGCTTGTGTATATGGATTTGAATATCACCAGGATGGTGGTAAATAATCTGACTTATCAGTTAATACCCAAAGAGTGGCCCGGGTTCAAATTCTTGCTAAAAGAGGCAACAGAAGTATTAAAGGGAAAAGATAAGATTCCTTCTTTGGGTGTGGTGTCTCAAAAATACGCTGACAGCGATTTTGTGATTGAGGCAATAGATGCCGTGCAGTCTGCCGCCAAAGTAGACAAGGAAATTATTATAGACCAGCTGGAAGCGTACATTAAAGATGTGGAATTCCAGCTACTTTCTAAAAAAGTACATGATTTGTACGAAGAAGGAAAGAAAGAAGACGCTATACGGGTAAATGCGGAAGAGAGCCAAAGAATATTGTCCCTATCATTAAGGCATGAAGCAGGTGGTTTCCAAAAGGTTTTTGCCGATTTTGACAAGAGAATGAGAGGAAGACGGGAAGAGGAAGACGGGGAAATTCCGTCACGTGTAATGTTCGGACTTGATAAGATAGATGATATTTCAGAAGGTGGTGCCACGATAGAAGATACCGTATTATGGATTATGAGGTCGGGTGTGGGTAAATCAACTGCATTAAGATATCATGGGATGCAGGCAGCCTTTGATGGACACCCGGTCTTGCATATACAGTTGGAGGGTGGTGCGCGTGCGTGCCTGGAAAGATACGACCAGTTCTGGACGGGACAAAAATACGGGAATATCCGAAAGGGTGTCATAGATGATAAGCTGGCAGAAAAGCTTGACAAGGCGTTTGAAAACATAAAATCCTATTCTAAGGACATAGATGTATATTCGTTTGAAAAATTCGGGCAGGCTACAATGGTGGATGTCCGTAATGTGATTGTATCTTATTACAAGAAAAACGGTTATTATCCGCATGTATTGATATTGGATTCTTTGGACCTTGTGGCAACCGGGACAAATAGAGTTGTAGACAATAACCCTACATTCAAAAAAGAAAAATTACAGACATGTGCACAACTTTTGAAAAACTTATGTGTAGAGTTTAAAATGGTGGGATTTACGGCAGCACAAGCCGGAAATGTGCCGTTGGAAATATGGGACAATTCGGACAAAGTGATAGACAGAAGCTATACGGAAGGGGACAGGACACTTGTAAAGCCGTTTTCCTTTGTGTTTACCGGGAACCGGACAAGAGAGGAAAAGAAACAGAACATAATGCGTATCTATATGGATAAGGTACGCGATTATGATACGGTAAAAGATACCTTCCCTATTGTGACGGATTACGGCAGGGGACGTTTTTGTGACAAGGCGCTGACAGCCGAATATTACGGAGGTGACAAGGGTTTCACGTCCTCTACATCTGGAAAGAAGACAAGGAAGAAAAAGGACGAAGACGGTGAAAAGCAAAATGATGTTAAAACAGAGATGATTTAGACATAAGCACTTGCGTATGTCATAACATAATCTTATCTTTGTAATGTCTTCTTGAGGGAGACAAGAAAAAGAAGTCAAACAGATATTAGTTTAGAGGATATGAAAAGATATAAAGTTGGAGAAGTGTTTGAATACGAAGGCATGATATTGAAAGCGATAGAGGATGATTTGAAACAAGAAGAAAGTGGATGTAAATATTGTGCTTTAAACAAATTTATGTGCAGTCATATAGATTGTGGTACAAGAATGAATCCAAGTATTCGTTTTATTGAAGTTTCAAAAGAAAAACTTTTTGCGGATGCACTACCAATAATCCAAGATGCGCCTATGCCACCGCTTGAAGATGATACGAATTTTCTTGATGATTTGGATTTGAAGCCGAAAAAGAAAAGCTTTTGGAAACGGTTAATGTTTTGGAGGAAAGATGTTTAGAGTTGACAAAAACGAGGTAATATCCGAACTGAATCTATCTTTGTTCGGAGCAAAAGGTTTCATGCAAGACCGGAATAAGGAATGCCCTTTTTGCAATAAAAAAGGTAAATGGGGGATAAAGTTCAATGATGCCGGGAATAACGGTGCATTTCATTGTTTCAAATGCGGCATGAAAACCACCTTAAAAAAGTTCTTGGAAAAGATAGGAAGGAAGGACCTTATAAAGCAGGATTACGAAAACACCGTAAAAATGCAGAAATTAACACCTCTAATAGATGATGAAGAAGAGAAAACAACAGAGGAAATTAAGGAATGCACCCTTCCTAAAAAACTGGAATATATAGAAAAGGACGAATATTTGGATAAGAGGGGCTTTGTAAAAAGATATTATGAAGAATTCCGTCCGGCAGAAACAAAATTCTTTCTCGAAAGAAAGCTGCATGATAAGTTCATATTCCAGTTTACCATGAACGGCAAATTAGCCGCATGGCTGGCACGTTCAAATAAAAGTAAGGATTGGCACGAAGAAAACCTTCAAAGGTTTAAGGAGGGTAAAGAAAAGCTTGTATTGAGGTATGAAAATTCACGTGACGGATTTTCCCATGTGATAGGAGGGTATGACAATATAACGGACGAGACGGACACGGTTATAATCGTGGAAGGGATGTTTGACTATATATCGGTTGACACGAAATTGCATCTTTATGAATCACCGGATATAAAGTGTGTGTTTACGTTCGGAAACAACATGGGGTTAAGCCAGATAAGGCTATTGAGGGACAAACCAGGCATAAGGAACGTGATTTTGATGTACGACCCCGACAAGCCGGAAATGATTAAGACAGTATCAATGACCTTACAAAGATATTTCAATGTACAGATTGCCGAACTGGAAGACAAGAAGAAAGACCCTGGGGATGCGACACAAGAAGAACTCCTATGGGCGCTTGACAATATGACAGAACCGATTAATTATTATACAAGACATTTATAGTGTTGATTTTTTGCCATTTATCCTAATTTTTGTTAGATTTGAAGTCAAAAATAAGGATATGGAAAAATCGCGGAAAATCAGTCTGGAGCAGTTTGTAATTAACTTGCAATTGGAGTATTTGAGTTGTAAATTACGTTCGATAGTTTTTTACAATCGTATAGAGAGTGTCGAGCTTGTGAAGATATATAAGGACATAGCGGAGAAGAAGAAGGCAAAAATTCTGAACTTGAAACAAAGGTTTCGCCTTGGTACGATGTTTGACAGTGACAAGGCGTTTTCAGATTTTTACTTGAAGGAATTTTTGCAAGAATACGGATTGCCGAACTTGCAATATTCGGAGAAAACGAAAAAGTCGGTTATGTTTTGGGACAGGTTCCACCTATTGAAACCGGGTACCATAGTGATATACAAGGGAAAGGAATATAAGGTGAAGATAAACCATCCGAATGACGATAATGTGGTGATATGGGTTAATGACGTTCCGGAACAGATACCATATACCTACTTCAAAATGAGATGGTTAGAAAAAATAGATATGAAAGACTTAAAATAATGGAGATAACATTTGTTTATCTCAAAATTAAATTGTTATATTGCAGTGTAATTAAAGAACAAAAGATATGAACTATTTTGAGTATGAAGAAAAGGCGGCTACTACAGCTTGCTATAATGAAAAAATGGCTTTGTCTTATGTAACACTTGGTTTGTGTTCGGAGATGGGAGAAACCTACGAGAAAATCAATAACGAGGCAGAAACGGAAGAAATCTCTAAAGAAATCGGGGATATGTTCTGGTATCTTGCCATGATTCGTAAAGAATGCAATCTTGACATTGAAGGTTGGGATTGGAAAGAAGCTTTGACAAATGCGGAAGGTGCAGGCGTGTTTGATTTGCCCGTGGAAGTCGGAAAGATTGCAGACCAAGTTAAAAAGTGGTTGCGTGACGATTGGAAAGAAGCCGAGCAGAATGTATTCCCGGAAGCAAGAAAGAAAGCTGTTTTGGAAGCCTGGAAAAACGCTTGGAAGGTTATAAACAGTATGATTAACCGCGTCGGTCTTGATACGGAAAAGATTGCCGAACAGAATATCGAAAAACTGTTTTCACGCAAACAGCGTGACAAAATTCATGGAGCAGGAGACAACAGATGAGAAATTTTGACAAAATATTAATGACCGGGGCGCAGGGTACAGGGAAAACAACCCTATTGAAAGCCTTGCAGAATGAACCGGAATTTGACAACTGGAAGTTTTACACGAATGTTGTCAGAACGATGGTTGAAGAAGAGGGAATAGCCATCAATAAGGAGGGTACTTCTGAATCACAAAAGAAAATATTCGACAAATACACTCAAATAATGGAAGATGCTATGAAACAACCTTCCATTAGTGACAGATGTATTATTGATGTGAACGCGTACACTTCATGGCTTTTTGATAACTGTAGCCCGAAAGACCCGGAATATAATAACCTGGCAGAAGAAGACTTTAAGGAGAAACGACAGATTGTAAAGCGAAAATATGAATTTCCTTTACTTGTCTATCTTCCTATCACATTCAGATTGCAAGGTGATGAGGTCCGTTCGGAAGATGAAGAATACCAGAAAGAAATAGACCGGAAAATAAAGCAGATTGTCGATAATTACGGAATACCCTACATTTCTGTTTCCGGTTCAACGGAAGAACGAGTACAGCAGATTAAAGATGCCGTATTTGGGAAAAGAGGGGCTGATGTATGGAAGTTTCTTTGTTGACTTTGAGAAATGTAGGTCGGAAACTTGGAATGCAGAACGTTTCCGGATTTAAGAAAGAAGACCTTTTGCAGCAGGTTGTAGAAAGACTGGAAGCAAAGGGAAAGACGCTTGAAGAATATGCAAAGGAAGCTTCGATAAACACCCAAAAGGGGTATGTCAAGAAAAAGTTTAACCTTTCACCTAAAGGAGAAAACCCGTACAAGAAAGGAAGTATATCATATAAGGTATGGGAAGAACTTGCAAAGAATGACGGTCGGTCATTCAGCCGGATTGCAAAAGAGCTGGGAACGCATTACAACGTTGTTTCCGTTTGCTGTAGAAACCATTTTGACAAATCATAAACTTGCCGTTTTTTATTAGATTTGATTTTTCACGGGGAGTGTAAGTAAATACGCTTCACTCCCTTTTTATACCCTAAAATTATGGAAGAGTTGTATAAAGATTTAATCAAATATTTGGAGGATAACTTTTTGTCTTTCAATGCTTTAGATAACAATATTATAGAGATTGACGGGCAAACATTCGAGTTGTTTGAACCTTTCCAATGGGACAAGGAAGATAACGGAATTTTCTTTGACGATTCGTTTCAGTGGGTAGGAGACCGGACAGAATGCGACAATTACGTTTTCCGGTTCGGTGATGTATGGTATTACCTTAAAAAGGGAGACGAGAATAAAGTAAAACTTAACCGATTGCAGTATATCGGGAAAGCGAATTTGTTTGATGAAAGTTTGAGGTTTGACGCCTATATAGGTGTGCACGGCAATTTTGAATTGATGAACGGAATGCACTCTTATTCCGATTGGGTAGAAAAAGCGAAATTTTTAGGAATAAAAGCGCTTGGTATATGCGAAAAGAATACGCTTGCATCAGCGTTCAAGTTTCAGAATGCGTGTCTAAAAAGTGATATAAGACCTATATTCGGTATGGAAGTTACTGTATATAACGAGCAGAAGGACGTGCGATATACAGTAAAGCTGATAGTCAAGGACAAGGAGGGATGGAATAACCTACTGAAAATAAATAAGATTCTGAATGTCGACGAAAAAGGCTTTATCACGGAAAAGGAATTGCAAGAAATGAAAGACGGGTGTTTCTTGTTGTTTGACCCGAAAACATGTATGTTTGAAAATCTCCCCATATTGTCAAGAAAATGGAACGATACCTATTACCAGCTTGATACTGTGGAATACAAGAAGAATGACCGGGATAAAAAATATCTTGACAATCTGAAAAAATTCGTGGGTGTATATAAACCCGTGGCGGTATGTGACGCCTGGTATCTTGAAAGGCGGTATGCTCCTATAAGGGAAAAGCTTAACAGGCTGGCAAAGGTTGCGAATTATGAGAGTGACAACCAGTATATGAAGAATTACCAGGAATATTACGAAGAATTGTCAAAACTGATATTGAATGAAGACAAGTTTTTCGGACTGTTTGAAGAAGCTTTGGTAAATCTTAATTACATATCGGTAAACTGTAATTATTTGCTGGAAACACAGGTAAGACACGCACCTAAATATGTAATGACGGAAGAGGAGAAAAAGAAATATGCTTCCAATACAGAAATGTTTGAATCGCTTGTCTTTGACGGACTGGCAGAACATCCAGAAATACTGGACAGATACAGCGAAGAGGAACTGACAGAAAGACTTAACACGGAAATATCCATCATAGAGGAAGGCGACGTAGTGGACTATTTTTTGATGTTGAGGGATATTATTAGATGGGGAAGAGACAATAACATTTTGGTCGGATTGGGCCGCGGAAGCAGCGCTGGAAGTCTCGTTTCTTATCTCCTTGGTATTGTCAATGTAAACCCGTTGGAATACGAACTCCTATTCAGTCGATTTTTGACAAAGGGTCGTTTAATTCGGCATGAAGAGGAAGAGATAATAACGATAAATGGAGAAAAGGAAATATCCGGGAATACCTTTATAAAGATTGTCCGGAATGACGAGGAAATGATAATTAGAGCCAAAGAGTTAAAAGAAGGTGACGAACTGATAAACGAGTAATGGTATGATAGTAAAAAATATTGAAATAAAGCGTCGGGCAAAGACCGTATTAGGGTCAATGCCCGATATAGATACCGACTTTCCCGGCAGAAGACGGGACGAGATAAAAGCTTACATGGAAGAACGGTTCGGCAAGGAGCAGGTTTGTTCGCTTGGCACCTATACTACCTTCCAATTAAAAGAGGCAATATCCGATATGGCGCGTGCAGACGGTATACCAGTACAGTTATACAGATGGTTTACCGCTTGTATTGGAGATGATAAAGAAAAGACGATAGAAGAGTTTTTCAAGACTGTATGTGGGAAAGAGGACCTAAAGAAGTTTGTCAAGGAACATACAGAAACGTTTAATGATATGATGGTTATTCTTGGTTCGCCTAAAAGCCAGTCAGTGCATGCGTGCGGAACCGTAGTGTTGCCGGACGGAAAAACGTCTTATGAATGGATGCCCGTACATACACAAAAAGGACTTGTGGTTACGGACTGGGAAGGTTCGGAAGTGGAAGAGGCAGGCTTCTTAAAGGAAGATGTTTTGGGGATTATCCAGTTGGACAAGTTCGAGGAAATGTTACGCTTGATAAAGGAAAATCACGGAATAGACGTTGACATATACAGCTTGCCTTTGGACGATAAACAAGTATTCGAGTATGCAGGCAAAGGATGGTTGGGCGATGTTTTCCAGCTTGGTTCAGCCGGATTATCTGGATATTGTGTAAAGATGAAACCGGAAAACATAAACGAACTGTCTGCATGTGTAGCCCTCTATAGACCCGGACCTATGGAAAACAATTTTCACAATGAATATATTTTGCGGAAGAACGGGGAAAAGGACTGGACGGAAGAAATGCCTATAGGTGGGGAAGAAGTGGTGGAGAACACTTATGGGCTGATGTTGTTCCAGGAACAAATTATGTTATTTTGTCAAAAATTAGCAGATTTTAACTTAGAGAAGTGTGATTCAGTTCGGAAAGTTTTAGGTAAAAAACTATTACAGAAAGCAAAGGAGTACGGGGATGATTTCGTGAACGGGTATGTAAAGAAGTACGGTTCTAAAGGAGTTACAAAAGAATATGCGGAAAATCTTTGGAAACAGATGGAGGAGTTTGCGAAATATTCGTTTAATAAGTGCTTGCATGGAGACGAGAAGATTTACCCTAATGAATTAACAATCAAAGAACTGTATGAAAAAGGAGTTGAGGACATTCCAGCAGTAACGATGGGAAAGTACGGTGAATTTATTCCTACCAAAGTAAAGGGAATAAGATATGCAGGGAAACGCTTCATCTATAAGATACAAACGAGCGACGGGGCAACAGTGAGATGTTCCGGAAACCATAAATTCCCTACACCGGAAGGACATAAATACGCTTTCCTTTTAAGAAAGGGAGATGTGTTGTATACCTATAAACATGGCATGAGGGTAAATGTGGAAGTCGTTTTTGCTTATGTGATGGATGTGGAACCGACCTATGATGTTGAGATAGACCACCCGGAACATAACTTTGTCACTGGGGAAGGTGTCGTAACATGTAACAGTCACTCCGTATGTTATGGTATGACCGCTTATATATGCCTATGGCTTAAAGTACATTATCCTATTGAGTATTGGAGTGCTACATTCTCGTTTGCGAAGGACGAAAAGATACCCTATTATGTAAACGAAATACAGCAGTCCGGTGAGATAAAGATACATCCGGTAGACATCAACAAGTCAGATGTAAATATCGTGTCCGATTACCGGACAAGCAGCATGTACTGGGCATTCAATGCAGTAAAGCAATGCGGAGAAAGGGCGCAGGAATATATATCGGAAGAGAAAAAGAAGAATGGTCCGTTTTTCTCCTTGGAGGAATTTATAGACCGATGTGTGATTAAAGGCAGTCCGGTAAATAAATCTGTCATTGAGAACTTGATATTTGCAGGCGCATTTGACGAATTAGAGAATATCCAGGAACCGAAAGACCGTTTGGCCCTTATTGAGATGTATCGAGAAAATAAACGGGTCAAAGTATTGGAGGATAAGGATTTACTTACCAATATTATGAAAGTTCGTAAAGAACGCAATAACTGGTGGTGGTTGTTACAACAAAAAAGAACGTCCGGTTTTGCATTTTTTGATTATTATGATTTGGTGAATGAATATCATATGCCTAAATTAGACGACGAAACGGAGTTCCAGGACGTGTCTCAGATAAAATTTTGGGACATAAATTCCAAGAAAACCCGTCGTGCCGTGATAGGTGGTTATGTAATTGAGATAATAGAGAGAAAAAGCAAGAAGGGTATATTTGCCACTATAGTATTGGAAAGTAATTATGAGTTTATAAATGTAACTATTTTTCCAGAGTTGTTTGAAGAATACGGAGAGTTTTTAAGGGGTAGTAAAAAGAACATTTTGTTGGTTAATGGTGTGATTGTGTGGGATAAGTTTAGAGGAGAATATATTTTGCAGGCGAATGTTAATTCATTGTTTACTGTATTGACGTAAAATATTTTGATATGAAAATTATGGTAGAAATCGGTACCAAGACCGTTGTTTTGGTATCACCGGACAAGGACGAGGAGATAGAACTCGATGATGTTACGACAATCAATTACTCGAATCTTTATGGAGAGGCGGTAACGGTATCTGGATTGCTTAACAAGGTCGGTTTGATGAAAGTTGAATACGAAAAGAAAGCGAAGGAAGAGAAACTGTTTTGCGATGTGTTTGCAGCTAATTTGAGGAAGAAATTAAGGAGGGAAGCGGCTACAAATGGAGGAAGAATAACGATTGATGGAGAATCATTTAAGCTGACTGAAAAAGGGTTGGAGGATGCTATATTACTCAATGAACAGTATCAGAAAAATTTGATGAATCTTATTGAGATAGAATCGAAGCGAGACAAGTTAGACACCCTATTTTGGGCAGTACAAAGCAAGGACAAGAAACTTAACAATTTGTTGCCAAAGATTGTGCCGCAAGACTTTGAAAAAGAGCTTATTGAAGGAAAAATAAATACTTTTAAGATAGTAAAAACAGATTATTAATTTTTAAAAAATTTTGTGTTATGGTTTTTGATAGAAGTAAGTACAAAAAAGCGAGTGTAGAATCAATTGATGAAACAGTAGGAAAAGCAGCCGCAACAATGGGTGGTGGTTTTGGACAAGGCGGCAGAGCCTCATTTTTTAATCTGAGCGAAGACGGAAGATATGTATTGCGCGTATTGCCGTCGTTGACCGGAAAACCCTATATGCCGAGAAAAACGGTTAAACTTCCTATCGAATGTGCGGTATATGACAAGGACGGGAAAGATACCGGGAAGAAGGAAATCAGACAAAGAGACGTTTTCACTTCTGATATTCACAGCAACCGTATGAACGGTGAGGATGCAGTATTAACCTATATCAGTCATGTGTATAACCTGGCAAATGATATCCAGGACAAGGACGAGCGTGCAAAATTCCTTTATTCCATCAGCGGTTACCGCAACAAGCAGAAACAGTGGGTATGGGGCATGAAGGCCATGCTTAACTATGTGGCTTATGTATGGGCAGAAAATGACGTGTATCGCCTTGATTTGCGCCCGGATTGGTGGAAGAAAATGAAGAACATTTCTATGGAGCGCGCAGGCGGTTCTGACGATGGTATTATTAATCTTGACATATTTTCTGACCCGGATGAAGGTTACCCGTTGATTGTTAACGTTACCACGGACGAAAACAAAAAGAAAAATTTCGACATTACTTGCGGAATGCCGGATGCTAATAAGCGCCAGACTTGGGACGATTTCTTTGCTAAAAACCGTGTATCAGACGAAGTGTTCGGTATCATGGAAGAATTGCCTACCCTGGATGATATGTATGTGGACGTATTTTCACGTAAAGACTGGGATATGCAGTTGGAAGGACTGGAAAGAATCGACGAAGAACAATCATACGGTATTTTCCAGGACGATGTATTTTTGAACAAGCTCGAAGAACTTGACAAGTTGGTTCCGGAAGAGGACGAAATCAAGGAAAAGAAAGCTCCTAAAAAAGCCCCCGAAACAAAAAAGGTGAAAACGGAGGAACCGAAAGAAGAGCCAGCAAAGACGGAAAAGAAGACAGGCGGTTATCCTACATTGACGAACCTCAAAAAGGAACTCCGTGCCTACATTGCCGATAACTACGAAGACAAGGAATTACCGGAAGAGTTGACTGTAGCAGAACTCCGTAAATGGTACGACATTGCACAGGAAGGTGGCGAACTGCCTTTTGAGGATTACGAAGAGCCGGAAGACGAAGAAAAAGGAACAGAAGAGACGAAACCGGAAGATACGGCAGTTGAAGAAAGGGAAGCATCAGCAAGCGTTCCTAATTCTATTGCATCACGGTTGAGAAACTTGAAAGCGAGAACTTCAAAATAAATCATACAAGGAAGGGTAATTTCTACCCTTCCATTATTCCTATTATTATGAAAAATCTTTACAGAATAATTCTCATTTCGGGGATGATAATATTACTCGTATTGTTATTTCTATCTATCAAGAAGGCAAGGGAAAACGAAAGGTTGCTATATGAAGTAGAATTTTATACTGATTCCTTAAACAGATACACGAAGATTTACAACTCTGAAAGTTTTTCCAGATTGAAAAAAGAAAACAAAGAGTTGTACAGCCGATTGAAGGAAAAAGAAGCACTTGTAGAAGCGGTGGAATTTGAATGGAAATACAAGTATGAAGGACTGGAAAGAGAGGTTTCCGAATTGAGGAAAACGGACAGCCTCTATACATTCAAGGAAGAAACCGATACGGTAGGATATGATTTGCAAGTATGGGCTACACACCTGGCAAAGTATAAGATTAACTTCAATTTAACCAACAAGTTTTTATTGACAAATCAGCGTATAGGAGACAGTAACCGTATGGAGATAACTTCCCAATTACCCGGAAAGATAGGCGATGTCACAATGTGGACGAAACCGGAGAAAAAGAAAAGATTCGGTTTAGGGTTGTCCGTAGGTGCCGGATATGGAGTATTCAATAAAGATTTTGATGTGTTTGCAGGATTGAGTGGAACGTATTTAATTTGGTAAGATTATGTTTGTACAGATAAACAATAAGAGGATAAAGATTACCTCTATCAGCAGATACAATGACGAGGGATATTCACAGTCAACTCAGAAGTTTAGAATCGCTTTGAAAATATCCAATGTCTGGGAAAGCTTCTATTTTGACAAGGAAGTAGAGAAAGATAATGTTTTGAAAAATCTTGACAATACATTAAAGGTAACTGCATTATGACCGGGAAAATGATAATAAGTACAGACTGGCATTTGAAGCCGTCCAATATCGAAGAAATAACGGAATTGCAAAGGCAGGAATTGAACGTAGCGGAAGACAACGGTATAACCGACCATGTGTGGCTTGGTGACATATTCGATTCCCGTATATCACAGAGGCAGGACGTCTTAAATGCTTTTTCCTCTATTCTTGATATGTACGCGAGGATGGGACACACAGTATATTGCATTCCTGGAAACCACGATAAGAGTGACTATAGTTCGGACAGGTCGTTTCTAGATGCGTTCAAGTATCATAAAGGGTTCAGATTGATAACTGATTTGGACGCTTTCGAGATAGGCGGTGTAATATGCTATTTTATGCCGTTTTTTGACAATGCGATATGGTTAAAAGGGATGGGTGATGTGCTGAAAGAAAAGAATCATAAGACACATGTACTTTTTACGCATATCGCGTTCCAGGGAAGCAGGAACAATGACGGTAGCGAGGTGGAAAGCGATATAAAACCTTCTTTGTTTAAAAATTTTGGCATGGTCTTTTCTGGACATTATCACGATTTCCAGGAAATAGGTAAAAATATTGTACACCTTGGAAGCATCACACAGAACAATTTCGGAGAAGACGATAAAAAGGGGTTTTGGTTATTGGATGATGATTTTACATACGCGTTTATTCCGTCAACAGGGAAGCGATACAGAAAGGTTACTGTGAACCTGGAAAACACGACTTTCAAGCAAGCGGATAAGATTGTAAAAGATTTTCAGAAGAAAAACAAGGAAGATTTTGTGCGCGTGGAATTCGTAGGTACGAAAGATGCAATTTCCTCTATTGACAAGGAAGAGTATAGAAAGCTTGGTGTGGATGTCAAAGTTAAGTCCGTAGAACTGGAAACGGAAGAGGTGGAGACAGCAGAAGAAATCAAAGCTTTGTCCGGTTCCGATATTGCAGAAAAATTCAAGGGATTTTGCGAACAGAACGATTACTCCTATAATGAAGGAATGGAAATTTTAAAGGAGGTGTTATAATGGGATTGGAAGAATTATTTGGAAGAATAGAGAAACGTTTCGGAAAGGAAGCGGTAGTAGGCAACGATATAAAGGTAGACACTGTGTCTTCCGGCAGCATGGCATTAGATGAAATATTGGGAGGCGGTTTTGCGCTTGGAAGAATACACGAAATATACGGAGGATTTTCGAGCGGCAAAAGCTCTGCGGCATTGCATCTAAGTGCATCCGTACAGAAAACGCTTGGGAAAGCGGTGGGGTATGTAGATACAGAACAAGCACTTGACCTGGAATATGCAAAAGCGCTTGGAGTTGATTTAAGCCGCGACAAGTGGATAATGTCTCAGCCGGACAGTGCGGAACAGGCACTTGAAATTGTGCGCGAAATGCTGGAAGTGCCGGAAATTGGATTGGTGGTGCTTGATTCAGTTGCCGGATTGGTGCCGGAAGCTGTTTTGCAGGGTGAGGCAGGAGATGCAAAGATAGCGCTTGTAGCGCGCCTTATGTCACAGCAGTTAAGCATCTTAAAAAACGTATGTAAGAAAAACGGAAACATCCTCCTATGTATCAATCAGACGAGGCAGAAAATCGGGGGTATGGGATTCGGCCCTACAACAACCACACCAGGAGGCGAAGCACTTAAATTCTATGCCACCCAAAGAGCGGAATTTGCCCGTATAGGCACGGAAAAGACCGATGGAGTGGCAACGGCCAATAAGACACAAATAAAAGTCGTAAAGAATAAGATTGCACCCCCTTTCCGTGTATGCCAGGTAATGTTAGAGTATGGTGTAGGATTTGACACGATACAGGAGCTTATAGATATGTCTATAAGAGAGGGGATTTGCTCTAAAAAGGGCGCCTGGTTTTACTATGGCGAGACACGTTTAGGACAGGGAATGGATAACGCTAAAAAAGCGTTATTGGATAAGGATTTGTTTAATGAAATTAAAAATAAATTGATAGATACGTTATGTACCCAGAAAGATTGACATTAAGAAATTTTTTGTCATTTGAAGAACTTGATTACACCTTTACAAAAGAAACTTTGGGTGTGACTGGGGAGAACCGGACAGAGGAAGACCAGCTAACGAACGGAGTGGGGAAGAGCACTATCGCACAAGGCTTGTTCTACGCGATATATGGCGTTAATCTAAGAGGAAAGGAAGACAAGAAACTGATACGTAAAGGAACGAAAGAAGCTTATACCAAAGTTGAAATATTTTGTCAAAAACGTAAAGAAACGCTGATAATTGAGCGTACAATTCCGTTGAAAAGTTCTTCCAAAGTATCACTGACCCTAAAGAAAGATGATGTGGAGACATCCGTAACGGTAGCTACTGTGTTGGACGCGAATAAATACGTGATTAACTGGATTGAGATTACACCGGAAGACGCCAAGTCCTATTATATCGTAACCAAGGGTAATTATTCGTCTTTTTTTCGTTCGTCCAATACGGAGAAACTTGCCTTGATAAGTCGCTTTGTCAATTTCTCCAATATTGACAAGACAAAAGGCGTGATTTCCGAAAAAGTCGGAATATTGGAACAAGAATTGCACAAAGAAGAATGCTTGAAAAATGTTGCGGAAGGCAAGAAACAAGCCTATGAGGAACAGATACAGCAAGTGTTGAACGAAGACCCGGAAGAAAAGAAAAAGGGTATTATAGGTGAGATTCGGTCAGAAATATATTCTTTACAAATTCTTATTGAAGACCTTGTAAGGATGCGTATTCCCAAAGCGGAAAAGGATATCGAAGGCGTAGACAAGGATATCGAAGGGCTTATAAAGCTGAAAGAAGAAGTAAGTAAAGAACTTGAAAGCTTTGATATGGATGCTTACAAGGACACCTATAAAGAGATAGACACGGAAATAGCCGGACTAAAGAAAGACAAGTCAAACAAGGAAGAAAGGCGCAAGGATTATGCGCTGAAATTAGCTGATTATGAGAAGAAATTACAGAAGGTCGAAGTATTGCTTTCTGGTGTCATTGTGTGCCCTAACTGCAATCATAAGTTTTTTATGGATGCTGACAAGGATTTTGAAGAACTGGAGGCTGACAAAGAGGCTTATAAAACAGCCATTGATAAGAATACGGTAAAGAAAAACGAATATGAGACCTCTATAAACGAACTGGAAGACCTTATCTCCCAATACCAAGATGTAAGGAAAGAAACGGAAGAGGAAGAACGTAAACTGCGTGTCCGTCGTGGAAAGGTGGTTGATAAGATGATGGAGGTGGAAGACCGTATAAGGGAGTTTGAACGCGAGAAAAAGGGATATGAAAACTCCATTGTAAAGATGCGTTCAGAAGTTGAAACAAACCGTTCTCTTATTGATTCCAAGACTGGGTATATAGAGGAGTTGAAAAAGCAGAAAGCGGAAAGACCCTCTATCAAAGACCAGGAAAAGGCGGTAGAAAAACTTTCCAAGGACATAGAGGAAGGTAACAAAAAAATTCTTGACATAAAGAACGGTATTTTTAAGGTACAGCAATGGGATAGCCGATTCAAGGACTTTAAGATGTATTTGGCAATGGAGCAGATAAAGAATATCCAAAGCGCGGCCAATGATGTACTAAAGAAAATGAAAAGCGATTTGCGTCTGATGATTGAAGGTTTCAAACGGAACGCGAACGGAACATTGAAAGAGGAGATAACGCCCTATGTTTTCCGTGACGAAATGGAAAGCTTTTTCTTCTATTCGGGCGGTGAACAGGCACGTGTGGAAGTGGCTCTTATCATTGCAATACAAAGCATGATTAATGCCACAAAACAATATGGAGGCATGGATTTTTTATTGCTGGATGAAGTGTTGGAAAGCAGCGATTCTTTGGGTATAGAAAATATAATAGCTTCTACGGAGTTTTTGAAACAATCAATATTGATTGTTACGCATATACCAAAGCTTAATGACGAGATAAAGCAACTTAAAGTAATAAAAGAAAACGGAATATCAAGACTGGAGGTGTAACATGAAAGTATTTATGGGATTTGACCCCGGAACAAAGGGGTTTGTATCAATGATTGCGGAAGATGGAACCTTTGTCAAGGCTGAACCCATCTTTAAGGATATTAAGGTAGTGGATATGATAGAGACGGCAAATAGGATGCTTGCTTTTGTCGAAGGTTACGAGGTCCGGCATGTTGTGATAGAGGATGTGCATGCACTGTATGGTTCTTCGGCAAAAGGAACGTTTACGTTCGGTTATAATTCGTGCGTACCGGAATTCTTTTGTGCAATTGCCGGATTACCCTATACAAAGATACCGCCTAAAAAATGGCAGTCGGACATGCACAAGGGTATAAAGATGGTAACAAAAAACGATGGTACCAAGACAGTAAAGGACGTAAAGAAAATGAGTATCGTGGCTGCACACCGTATTTTCCCGGATGTGAGTTTAAAACGGTCCAGCAGGAGCCTAAAGGACGATGATAACTTTGCCGATTCTTTATTGATGGCTGAATATGGACGTAGACATTTTAAATAATAATATTATGGAAGAATATATAAGAAAAAGTTTTGTGGTGCCTAACGTAGCAATAAAGGTTGCTTGTTTTAAGGCAGGAATGACGGAAGAAGATTATTATAATACATTGGGAGAATGCCGAATGTATGGTGATAATAAAGAGAAGAACAAAGAATATCAAAGGGAATTGTGCCGGAAGATATTCAGACCGACACCGGGAGAAGAGGAAGAAGATATCAACAGGTGGAAAGAAGACGGTGCAAAAGTTATGAGCTTCGAGGATTGTGTAAACTTGGTATTGGAAGGATTGCCAATTAAAACAAAGAAAGATGATATATTGGAAATGTGAAAACAAAGAATGCACGGAGTTCGGGAAGGAAATTATAGAGACGCGCCCGATGTTTAAGTACACCGACAAAGGAACCGTGCCTATTAATGTGCCTTATTGTAAGGTATGCGGAAAACAGATGGGGTACCGCGAGGAATTGCCGGAAAGTGAAGGTGATATAAACGTGGCGTTCGCTTCTTTCGGTTCCCAGTCCAACGAAAATAAAGCCTCTATCCTCAAAGACAGATACAAGAAAGGTCTTGAAAAAGACGGTATTAGCGAGGTTATAAAGGCTAAAAGGGATAAAATGACTAAGGACTTTTTCGGTGGGTGATATGTTAATTATATGTTAAAATGACATAAGCAGTTGCGTATCTCATAACATAATCTTATCTTTGCAATGTGAGATTAAGAGATGATAAGTCAAACAAATAAAAAAGATAAGATTATGAAATCACTTGAAGAACTTAAGAACAGTATTTACGAAAAGATAAACGAAATCAGAAATTTCGATACTGACGGCTCTAAAGTCTTTAATGAGGATGAGACATATAACTATGAGGAACTGGACGCTTATCTTGAAAGAAACAAGAAAAAGAACTATATGAAAGCCGCTTGCATGAGGATGATTAAAAATTATCTTGACAGAATGTATGACGGATGGAAGTTCTACGAGAAGGATTATCTTATTTATGTGAATGACTTTAAAAGATTTGGATAGTGAACGAATTAATAGAAAATATATGGACACTTGTAGCTCTCACGGGCTACAAGTTTATAACAGTGAATTTTTTAGGAACATACAAGGTGTTCCTGGTGGAAAATTTTGCCACAAAAACAAGGGATAATCCGTTTAACGAGGCGCGCGGAGCGGTGGATATAACGGAAGATGTTAAGCACCTTACTTTCCAATTGTCTGAATTGAACCCTATCGGAATAGACACCCGGTTACAGGGAAGACCGAGAAAGGATTTTAAGTTCGGAAGTGACGATTACATTTACTTTATTGCTAACAAGAAAAACGAATTTTGATATGGCAAGCGAAAGATTAACGATTAGTGAAAAAGATAGGATTGCAAAAAGTATAATCAAGCCTATTGTAGAACAATCAAGAAAAGAATTTGAAGATTTTGGAAGATTTGCCGACGAATTTTTCAAGAAAAATTTACCAAAAGATGTTATTGAATTTATGGATAAATACCCTAATGTAGTAAAAACCAAAGAATGTATTTATCTGGTAAGTTTTACACGCGAACGAATATACAATATAGTAAGTTATATTGAAGTAAATTATTTTGTATATTCGTTTATAACTGATGCAAAATTTGAAGAATTGAAAAATTCGACGGAAGCAAAACTTTTTGTCAATAGAATGATTGAGTTAGATAGGAAAGCATCTAATATCAAAAACCGGACAAAATGCGCACTTGAAAATATCAATACAACAAAAAAATTGAAAGATAATTTCCCAGAAGCGTATGTTATTCTCACGGAAACTTCTAAAGAAGATGTTAAGAGGAATGAATGTGACAATATAGAAAAATTACGTGCAGAACTTTCAAAATTATAATAATATGGTTAAATCGAATTTAGACCCTAAAGTATTGGAGGGTAAAATAAAAGAATATAACAACGCCTATCGTAGAGGCGAACCGGAAATAACGGATGCGGAATTTGACGCGCTTGTAGAACAATTGCATGAGGTCAACCCAGATGCGGATTGGTTCAAGAAAGGGGTTAATGACGAGGTTTCGGGAAGAAAAGAAACCCTTCCTATCCCCATGTACAGCCTGGAAAAGGTAAAAACTTATGACGAGATTGTAAGGTGGGTAAAGTCATGTGGACTGAAAAATGAAGACCGACTGATTATCACTCCTAAATTTGATGGAATTTCCTTATGCGTGGACGAATATAACAAGAAGGCGTGGACGCGCGGAAATGGCGAGGTAGGACAGAATTGTACTTCTCATTTTGAACAGATGATTAACCACGGATTTAAGGACGTGAAAAGGACAGAAGGATATTATACTTTCGGAGAAGCCATTTTCCGTAATTCCACTTTCTTGACATTAAAGAAGCGGACAAATTACAAGTCAGCGAGAAATGCGGTAGCAGGTCTTGTCAATTCTCCTACTGTATCTCCGAATATGAGGGATGTGCAGTATGTAAGGTATGGATATTCTAACGAGGACTGGGACAAGGTAAGCATGATTGCCTTTATGAATGACAATTCATCTGTAAAAGTTCGTTATGTAGAAACATTCGTAGAAACAATCATTCATAGCGAAAAGATGTTTAATGAATATATGGACAATATTTTCAAGGGCATAACAAATGATTACAAATGCGATGGTCTTGTTATAGACGTGGATAGCGCAAAAATAAGAAAAGAGCTTGGAAGATTGCCGAACGGCAACCCACGTTATGCAATTGCCTACAAGAACCCGGATTGGTCGGAAAGAGAGGAAACAGAGGTAGAAAATGTAAGATGGCAGATTTCAAAGGATGGCAGATTATCCCCGGTAATCGACATTACACCCGTTGAATTGTGCGGAGCTACGGTTTCCAAATGTACAGCATATAATGCCCGTTATGTAAAGGATAATTTTATTATGCCAGGTTCACGTGTCATTATTTGCCGTTCTGGTGATGTGATACCGAAACATATATTTACCGTGTCTTGGACTACTTTAAAAAGTTGTTTGCCCGACAAGTGTCCCGTTTGTGGGAAACCTTTGGAGATGGACAGAAACAATGTGGACTTGATTTGTTTCAACAAAAATTGTGACGGTGTAATGCTTGCCAAATGTGTATATTTTTTCAACACTTTAGATTTTGAAGAGTTCGGAGAACCGACAATAAAGAAACTGTTTAACGCTGGCTACAAGACACCGGATAGCATTCTTCTATTATCAGAGGAAGACCTTAAGAAGATTGAAGGCATAGGAAATGTAGGTGCAAAGGTACTGTCAAGACAGTTTGAAAACTTAAAAAAGAAAGGTACGAACTTTGCAAAATTATTGACAGCCTATAATAAATTTGGGGGTGTAATAGCCGAAAAGACATGCCAAAAAATTCTTGACGGATTAAAGTTATATACTTGTAAAGATGTAGCTGATTTTGCAAAAGAATGTGATGAAAGTTGGGCGGCTGACATTGAAGACAAAGTTGAAGGTGTCGGATTTAATACAGCTTTAGCATTTGTTTTAGGTATTGAAGATTGGTGGGTGAACGATGATGATTCCGCACATATCCCTATAACTTATTACGGATTGGAAGAAAAGACCTTTGAAGGACAAATGACGGTTGTATTTACCGGATTTCGTTCGCCCGATACGGAAAAGAAATTAACGGACATGGGGCATAAGATAGGTTCTTCTGTAAGCAAGAAAACAACATGCCTGGTGGTGAAGGAAAAAGGATTGGGAACCATCAAGGAAAAGAAAGCGGAACAATACGGAATACCCGTTTTCACGTTTGAGGAATTTAAGGAAAAATTCAATGTTTGATTGAGTTTCTTTTGTTTGTTTGACATAGTGGGAGAGGCTGGTTTGAGAAAATAAGCCTCTTATTTTTGTAAATCTTTTGGTAATGAGATATTGGTATAGAGATAAGGACTACGTTTATATTGGCTTTAATTATAACGCCAATTTTGTAAATAAAATGAAACGTGATTTCGGAGCCAAATATAACCCGGCTTTGAAAGAGTGGTATTTTGAACCTTCTTTAGAAAAATCTCAAATGTTAAAATATTTCTTGGAGGGTAACGGATTCAAGAACGAAAAACCGGAAAGACAGATAGAAATACCCCTAAAGGAAATCAAGCCCCTTGTAAATGAAAAGGAGTTGAAAGAAATGTTCGATTACCTGGGATTGCCGCTACATCTAAGGGATTATCAGATAGAGGGCGTGTCCTATATGGTTAATCATGGCAATTGCCTTAACGGTTGCGGTCCGGGCGTAGGGAAAACAAGACAGTCCATAGCACTGGCAGAATTGCTTAACCTATTCCCCTGCATTGTGGTTTGTCCGGCAACGGTAAAACAAAGCTGGGTCAACGAATGGAAGTTGTGTAACCCTAACAGAACGGTACATGTGATTGATTCAAAGGACGAGACCAACACGGACTGGAAAGCGGATGTTACGGTAATAAATTATGACTATCTTTTCAAACGCAGCGCAAAGGAGGAAGGTAAGAAAGAAGTAAAACTTCGTTACAGCCGTTCCCTTACCAAGAAATGGGGATTAGCGGTAATCGATGAAATACACCTATGTAAGAACCCGAAATCTATACGCTCTAAATGTGTGCAGAAAATTGTGGAGAATGCAGAAAAAACAATAGGATTAAGCGGTACGGCAATTATGAACAGACCCCAGGAGCTTATCAATATATTGCGGATTCTTGGAAGGTTCAAGGAGATATTCCCGGATTCGTTATATTATCTCTACAGATATTGCGCTGCAAAGAAAACGCGGTTTGGACTTGTATGTACTGGGGCTTCGTGTACGATGGAGCTAAATAAAATAATAAGACATTATTGTTATTTCCGGAAGGAATTGCGAGACGTGGTGAACGAATTGCCGCCTATAATCAAACAGACAGTGAATGTACCGATAACCAATAAAAAGGAATATAGGAAAGCAGAAAAGGATTTTATCGAATGGCTGGCTAATATTGACATAGAGGCGGCAGAACGTGCCATACGTGCGGAGCAGCTTGTAAGGTTGTCCGGATTGAAAAAGCTGTCTATAAATGGGAAAATAAAGTTCATTGTCCAGTTTTTGAAGGAATGGAGCGAAGCGAACGAGGACGAGAAAATGATAGTATTTGGTATCACGACCGACATACTGGAAAGGCTTGGAAAGGAGTTCAAGAACAGTGAGGTAGTGACCGGGAAATACAGCACGGAAGAGAAGATGCGAAAGGTTGAAACATGGAAGAAAGAAAAGACTTTCCTTTTTGCCAACATTGCATCATTATCCACGGGTATAGACGGATTACAGAAATATTGTTACAATATGGCGTTTATCGAATTGCCGCAACGCCCGGCAGAACTGGAGCAGGCAACCGGGCGTATAGACCGCATGGGGCAGACGCAGACAATGAACGTCTATTTTTTGTTGTCCAGTGACACAATAGATATGCAGATACGCGAATTGCTGGACGGAAAGATAAAGGTAACGGATGCGGTCAACAAGGGCATTGACGTACAGGTAAGCCGTGACGATTCAATGGATATTGCACTGATAAAGAAGTTGAAAGAATGGAAAGAAAAGAAATAACAATATTTACCGACGGCAGTTGTGAATGGAAGTCACGTCTTGGCGGTTGCGGTGTGTATATCCAGGAAGAAGGAAAGGAATACTTTATTTCCAAGGGATACAGCGACACCACCATAAGCAGATGTGAATTAAGGGCGATATTGCATGCCGTGCAGAGTATGAAAAAGGATGTACCTCTAAAGGTTACGATATGGAGCGATAGCCAGTATGCGGTTAGCTGTATGACAGACCCGGAATTAAGACCGACGGTAAACAAGGATATTATAGAAAAAATAAAACAAGAACTATGCGAGCGTAGACGGATGGTCGTACGGTTTATGAAAGTCCGAGGGCATGAAAAGGATGTAAACAACCCTATAATATACGGAAATCATGTGGCCGACATGCTGGCAGATTACAAGAATTTTGATAATTACGAACTTGATAAAATGATAGAATTATGAATGAAGATTTTGTTTGGACTAAAGAAGAGAAAGTTAACAAATTGTTTAAAGTTTTGAACGTATTAAAGAACAATTTGCAGTGTAAACGCATGGTTGTGGGTGGAAGTATGGCTATGTATATACATGGTTTCAATGTGGAACCACACGACCTTGATATAGAGATGGAAGGGATAAGCGACGATTCATTACGCGTTTTAAAGACAATGGCAGGGATAAACAAGGACATGAAAAGCGACATCCTTTCCGAATATCCGGAAACAAGTCCTCTATATCGTATAAAGATAGAGGATGTGGACGTAGACATATGGGTAATGAATAAGATAGACTACAACAGGACCGTTTTCTACAATAATATAGAATTCGGTGATGTTCTAAGTGTAGTTAAAAAGAAAATGGACATGAAGCGCGAAAAAGACTATAAATCATTGGTAGATTATATCAATCAGTTAACCTATTTTACAAGATGAAATGGAGTGACAGACAATTAGCCATTTTCGACGCATACGAAAATACACGGAAAAACATTGCCATAGAAGCAACAGCAGGCAGCAGCAAGACAACTTGCATAGTGGAGTGTTGCAGAAGGACACCACCTAATAAAAAGGTTCTGTTTATGGCATTCAACAAAAGCATTGCGGAAGAATTGAGGGAACGTTTACCGTCCCATATAGACGTCAACACCTTTCACTCTAAAGGTTTGCGCGTGCTGCTTTCCAATTTCCGTATAAAACCGAAAATCAACGAGAATAAATGCTTTGTTATCGGGAAGAAAATTCTGGACACAAAGGATATGGACGTGAAGCAGCAGATTCGATACCTATTCGAGATTCAAATAATATGGAACTACATAAGGGTCAACCTTATTACGGATTACGAGAAGGAAATACCGGGTATCTGTATTGAAAAGAATATCGAATTCCAGGAACGTATGGTAGGGGACATGGAACAAATTAGAAATGCCTGGCACAAGGAAATGAAGAAGATAAATTCAGTAAAAGAAATTAACATTGATTTTACTGATATGCTTTATTTCCCTTACCAACTACTTGATAGTGAGGATTTCCCTAAATATGATATTGTTACCTTGGACGAACAACAAGATGCGAATACCTTACAAAAAGAGCTTGCTTTACGCTATATAAAGAAAAGCGGTCGGTTTGTAGTTGTTGGTGATTCCAGGCAATGTATATACGGTTTCCAGGGGAGTTCTTTAGAGGTTTTCAAGTCCTTGCAATCTTATCCCAACACCATAGTATTACCGTTGGATATTACATACAGATGCGGCAAGAACATAGTCGAAGAAGCTCGAAAAGTTTTTAACAACGGGATTGTTGCTGCACCTAATGCGATAGACGGTATTGTAAGAAAAGGAGAGTTTGACGAAGCGGAAAACGGGGATTTTATTCTATGCCGGAACAACCTACCTTTGGCAACTGTCTTTCTTTATTTGTTAGAAATGGGAAAGAAAGCGACAATAAAAGGTAAGGATTACGGTGATGCACTTGTGGCGTTGGTGGATAAGATAAAACATATAGAGGACCTGGACGCGATGTGTGAAAGGAAAATTTCGGAACTCAAAGAACGGGGTTTTACTGATATCCAGGCAAAAAATAACCCTTCCTATGTAACCCTTCTTGAAAAGTGTACTATATTGGAAATGCTTTACAAGAACTGGGGAGATATGAAGAAGTTGGAAGACAATATAAAGGAGATATATAAGGACGATACGGAAGGTATCGTATTATCCACTATCCACAAGTCTAAAGGACTGGAGGCAGACCGTGTTTTCTTGCTGAACAGGAGTTTGATTCCCAGCAAGTATGCGAATACGGAAGAAGCATTATATAATGAAAAATGTTTATTGTTTGTGGCTATAACCAGAGCAAGAAAGGAGCTTGTATATTGCAATGTTTAACGACGAACTAAAGAAGACCGTATATACGGAAATAGACCGTGAATTTAAGCGGATGAAACCAGGAACCAAATTTTGTCGGATTGAATTAATCACCAAGATAAAGGATTTCCACCCTGGTTCCGTTAGAAGTGGAATAGACCACTTCCTATTAAAGAAAATGAGTAAAGGAGAAGTAAAAAGAATTGACAAAGGTAAATATATGAAGTTATGAAAAAGCCGAAAATGTATATTCCCGTAATAGAACCGGGAAAGAGTGTATCACTTGTGTGTGCAAATAAAGTAACGGGATTGGAGGACCATTTGCCGACCCAGGAAATGCTGAATATCCACATGGAACAGCAGAAGATAATGATACAGAAGGATAAGGATTATAAGGTACATCCTTTATATCTTTTCGTGGAAAAAGAAGAATTCAATGATTTGATACGAAGGATAAGAGGGAAGAACAGAAACGCGGAAACGGCTTGTATTCCGCTTGTATGCCAATATCCGGCAGTCCCTATATGCGTGCTTTGTCTCAAACAGGAAGAGGAGGGGAAAGAATGATATTTGAATGTACGTTTACCTATATGGCACCGGACCCGAATTCGACAAACGGTAATTATAAAAAGTTTGTCGATGTCATAGCCGTACAAGCGGAAAATTACATGGACGCTGAAACAATGGCAACTGGGTACGGGATGTTCAATATAGATGCGGACTTTGCCATATCTCCTATTAAGGAGGTGATTATAGATTCGGTAAAACGTAATGAGGAACACGGGGGAAGATGGTACAAATGCACGGGCGTATATAGCGAGGTAACCGTTTCTGGAAAGATAAAGCAGTACAAGATGATTATATTGCAACAAGAAGAAGACTTCGTGAAAGCCTCTACTAAAGCGCTGGAATACATGCAGGATTGTGTAGGCACATGCAGACTGATGAAGGTAGAGGAAACTCCTATAATCGAATATGTGGAAAAGGACTGATATGTTAATTATATGTTAAAAGCACATACGCAGTTGCTTATGTCATAACATAATCTTATCTTTGTGGTGTGATAAGGAAAACGATAAGTCAAACAAGTAAAAAGATAAGATTATGAATTCAGTATTTAAAGCCAAGAAACAAATACTTAACAAGATGGTGGTAGAATCATTTTTGGAAGCATTTAACTATAAAGTAGAAAAGAATTATGAAAACTAAGAAATTCGGAGTAGGCGACAAGGTAAAGATACTCCATTGTTCTGATATGATGCTAATCGGACAGATTACAGAAGTGGCAAGTATATGCGGAACGGGAAATAACCGCTATTATCATTTGAAGATAGACGGTGAACAAAGAGCGTTTATACCGCAGAACCTGGAATTGGTAGAAAAGTATAAGGAGGATAAAGAATGACCTACACAGAAGAAAGAACCTATTGGTTGGAGTGCATGATAAAGGCAAGCAGATACGGACTTGAACCGGAAGTAGCTGTTACAGCGCTTGAATACCTAAAGGAAGACCCGAAGCTAAGCATAAGCCAATGCCTGGAAATGGCGCTAAAAGATTGGGATATATGATACAGAAGATAATCGCTTACCTCTATCAAAAGAAGGTTACGAAGACTTATAACGATAGCAACGACGGCTTCATCTGCAATTTCGTCCTGGAATACAAGGATAAGGAAGACTTTGTGCATAAGATGGCGTGCTATGCTGTCAACTTTGAACCTATAGTCATAGGAAGCGAGAACCGCTATTTTGTCGAAGTGGACGTGCATGCGGTCCAGAATGTCAGATACAATAATGACAGGGTATGGATGCCGCAATGTAGAGTTATGAAAATGGATTTATTGTTACAGCCGTGGGAATTGACAACGGCAGAAAAGGAAATTGAAAGGTATTATGCAGAACAAAGAAAAATTTGCAGAACCGGATATGACAGTGAAACCGGAAGAAATGCTGTGGTTTGAATCAACAATCAGTGAAAATGTGGAACCAGAGTTTTCATTCGTTGAACAGGAAAAGGAAGAAGTTTTGGTTTCGTGTATATGGTATTAAATTAGTGAAATAACTATTGATTATCTCCCTATTAAAACTTACCTTTGTGGGTAAAACTTCTATATATGGCAAAAAAGATAGAATATACTAAAGAGGACATTCTAAAAGATGCGCCCGATTTCGTTTTAATCGCTTCACCCTACATGCAAGACAAGTACGTAGCTTATGAGATGGTAAGAAGGGAGCTTGACGAACACCCCGACCGTTTCATGCAGTACGAAGGAAACGAAGGGTACACCTACGTGATAGACCTTAAGCTCGTGAACATAAAGGGTATCATGGCGAAACGCGGAGCGTCCCAGGAAGCAATAAATGACGCTACAGAAATTCGTACAAATGTGATGTTACCCCTTCTTGCCAAGTTCCACAGGGTAAAGAGCGAGTATTTCCATGCTTTCGATTTGCACAATGACAAGGCAAAGGCGCTTGCCAAGCTGACACCTATGCTTCTGGACTTGTTCGGTTCCATGCACAACCCCAAAGATATAATCAAGATTATACGTAAAAAGGAGGGTTATTCGCTTGGAGAAGAAGATTTGGTAAAATTCTTCAACAACCATAAATCCTTGATAGAAGCACGTCAAAGCAAGTACGTGATGCGTTCAGACCGCTATAAGGTGGCAACGGAAGCCGGAAGACTGGAAATCATAAATGACTGTATGACAGACTTGCAGCTTAAATATGAAGAGTTCTGGAGCAAAGGGAATGTGGGAAGTGCACTCAATATCCTAAAGGAAATACGCGCCTTGTTGGAAGCCGCACGGAAGGAAGTAAAAGGTAATGAAATTAAACTTACAGTTGACGGAAAGATAGATATAAACGCGACACTGCACGGTGAGGAGAACATAAGCCGCGTAATGCGCGACATCCCCGTAAACAGTCTGATAGTGGGTATGGTAGCCGCAAAATCGGGAATAAGGCCCGAAATACTGATGCACCAGCTCTGCACCTCCTATTATAAGGACTTTAACGGCTTTGCAAGCAACCCGGTATTAGGGTCTGAAAAAGTCATGCTTCCTGGAGCATTGATAAAGTCCTATGACTGGAAAGAAATAGAAACGGAAAACAAGAAATTCGTGGAAGAAATGATACCCGAAGTGGTCGAGGCAGAGATAATCGAGGAACCGTCCAAATCAAGGACGAGGGAACGGCTTCTTAACCGCCTACGACAGATGAAAGGTGTTGAAATCGGAAAGAAATAATTACATTTTGTTTTGACTTTTAGTTAATTTATGATTTTCAAAATTCATGTGGTGTACGGTCTGCGATAGATAGTACACCTATTTAAACAATTAAAAATAAAGTAGTTATGGTAAAGATATATGTTGAAGAAGTTATAAAGTACATGATGGAAAGACTTACAAAAGAATATGGTCTGACCGAACAACAAGCATTAAAAGAAATTGACATTTGTATGGAAAGACTGTACGTGAAATGGATGCAGAACGAACCGATACCGGAAGAATACAATGATTAATTAACCCTATAATAATAAATAGTATGATAGTAGCAATCGTAACAATGAGAATAGACGAGGACACAACGGTACAGGTACATGTGCCTATGGATGTGGAAATAATGCAGGTTCCTCCTACAGACAAGGAAGTAGAGAAAATAAAATCAGTCCTGGAAGAGGAAACCGGGTATAAATTCGTATCTTTGGATTCGATAACATGGGATGTGGACTACGAGATTTAAAATCAAACGAAAAACTTTATGTTCATTTTTTGAGTATTAGTAGTTAATATCTAATTGACAGCCAGCAGTTTGTGATAAATAGCTGGCTTTTATTATATCCTTTTATATGTTAATTATATGTTAAAAGCACATAAGCACTTGCTTATGTCTAAATAAGGTCTTATATTTGCGTTGTGATAAGAAACAAGATGTCAAACAAATAAAAACAAAAGATTATGGCAAGCCCCAAAGTAAAACTGGAAGGAAAGAAAATCGCAGAAAAGGTGATGGAGTTTATGGACGAATATTCATTTGACCCTATCTATAAGGAGATAGAGAAGAACGGGGACGACACCTATATCAGCGAGATACTGCGCTGCTTCCCTACAAGAAGAATAATAAACGATTTGGACGAACGCGGAGAACTCTATGAAGCATACAAGGAATATGTAGACATGAACGGAGTAACTCTCGTAAAGGACATAGCAAAGAGAATGACAAACAAGGAAAAGCTCGAACTCGTATCGGAACTTTTCAAGATACCTTACCTGGCAAGTCCGGAAGAATACGGGGAAGCGATAGCGAAAGCAGTAAGGGAACAGTATTACAGATAATCATTAGTCACTAAAATCAAAACAAAAATGAAGACCTATACAGTATATTTCAGTGAACCCGTAACAATAAAGTACAAGGGTGACAGATTCAACAAGGAATTGAAAAAGTGGGAACACGATGTGGACTGCGAAGAGACAAGCCCTATGTTCACCTTCCATTCCCTGGCACCTGCAAAGAAGCTTATCAAGGAGAATATGGACAAGTACATAGATTCTGTCATAACGAAGACCTGGGCAAACGGTGACTGGGAGAACTTGGGTCCGATAAAGCTGTCCGGAAACAACAAGACTTTCGTCGCCAATACCCGACAGAAGGTTGCGAATTATTAAGTATACGGAAAGAAGGGGTGAAAATCAAAGTAACCCCTATTTTCTTGACAATCAGTATAGATATTTTACAAAACTTAAAAATAAAAAGATTATGGATAGAGAAGAATTCCAGAAAAAGTACGATAACAGTATTCTGGTGTGCTGTACAGAAAACAGTATCAATAAAGTATTCAATATTTACGATTTAATGGACTTAACAGTCTCTAAATCAAAACAGATTACTGCTATATTGATAGGAGAACAAACAGCAAAAAGTCCATTGTTCCACGTGGAACAATTCCTCAGTGATTTCTACAGGGGGATAGAAGAAGGAGAAAGGAAAGAGACAAAGATGTTTGAACAGAGGATGAACAATGCCATATACAAGCTAAAGCAGAAGTACGGATGCACGCATATAATCAAGGGAACCGATATGGGTACGGTAATACAGTTCATACAAGAATTAAACATGGAAGTGGTCCAGGAAGAAATGGACGATGTGATATACATAAAAGGGGAAAGGTGCGACAAACCATATATAAAGAATTCGACAAGACAGTTCATTGCCGACTTGATGTCTAATATGATTGACGTACTGGACCCATTCATAAACAAGGAAACGATGGTTGAGATTAAGGAGAGCTGCAATGCAGAATATCTGATAAACGAGGCGGAGTTCTACATAACCAGCACATTCACAACGCCCCTACATAAGGAATATGACATGCAGAGAAAGGTCCTCTCAATCGGATTCGGAAACAAGAAAATGGTAATGGTAGACGAGGAAGATTTCCATGTGTTCTTGAAAGCCCTCTATTACTTATATAAGTGCAACGAGTGGATAAAGAAAGACGATGAGAAGAACAAGGAACAGCCAAAAGAACCCGTATTCAACAAAGGAAACAAAATAATATACACCATCAAGGACAGCAACGGCAACACATACCCAGTAAACAGGCTATCGGAAAGGGTGTACGAATCAAAGGAACACAAGACCCTATTCATAACAAATGAAGAAGGGACAGTGACCGGGATATACCAGGAGAAATAAAAAGAGAAATACCCTCCAAGATACCCTACAGACCATATTTTTATTACTAACCCGTTATACATTTGTTACAATGGTAATAGGGATATCAAAGAGGAAAAGCAGTGATATGAATAACCGGGAAGGGAAAGACCCTATGGCATAAAGGAAGGAAGTATGCCGGACCCGGTAACAACAGTATGAACGTCAACCTATAATTGTTAATTTGCAAAGAAGGGAAAGGGCATGCGACAGACAATATGGCACGGGGAACATCCCGGAACGGTTATTGTATCATTGTACAACGTGGAACAATTATAAAAACAACATATTAAAAGACAAAAGATTATGGAAAAGGATTTGAGAAACAACGTGAAGTACATTTTATTCTGCATAGAGTGCTTGCAGGCAGGCGTGGTAATGACACCGAAAGAATATGAAGTGGCATTCATGGCGGCAGAAAAGTTCGAGGGATTTGATGACAAGAGCTTCGAGAACATGAAGCCCGAACAATTCGCGCCCCGTATGAATGCTATGTTGCAGGCTATGTCAAAGAGAAAACAAATCATTGAAGGACTGACATTCAACCTGCTTACAAAGAAAAGCCTGGGTGAACTGATAGAAAGCAACCTTGTGGAAGAGGTAATGAAGGCAAAGCACATAGCCGCAGCAATGGCAGATGAACTACTGGAACCGGACGAGAAACTGGAAAAGGTTGTGACTGACGGACGTCGTGTAATAGAGCACTTCATAGACCAGTGGAAGAACGCCCCTATCCAGGAAGAAGAAAAGAAGGAATACGAGCCGGAAAGTGATGCGGAAATTGTAGAATAAATCTTTCGGTATACTTATTATTTTCACAAAAGCCCCGAAATGGGGCTTTATTATCAAGCAGTTATGGACAAGTCGAAATTAACAAAGGCAAATAAGCTATACAATAAAATCGAAAATCTGAAAAAGGAAATAGAGCATATTTCCAAGTTTGAGATGGAGGGAGAGATACAGATAACGAACCATTACGATTCCTATTTCCATATCAACGAGGATATGGCGAAAACCTATTTTCCGCTTATAAAAGAAAGAATGGAAAAGGAGCTGGAAGAGTGCGAGCGATTATTTTCTGAACTTTAGCTCGTTTTTGAGATAAAAACACTATCTTTGTTGACGTGATAATTAACTGGTAAGGTTGTATCGCAGTTGTATTTAAAGGTTAACAAAGGCGGTAGGGGTTGCAAGTCTGTATGGCTGGGGGTGAAAGCCTGGTTCAGATAGCTGCAACCCCTATTTTATTATCTAATTTATTTTGTATTATGGAAAGAAAAGAGATTATTGGAAGACTGGGAAGGTATTTCACGCTTCCCGAACTTGTATGCCCCCACGTGTATAACAAGTATTCAGAATCGCAGATATGGAGCTTTTTTACAACCGAAGCACTGGAAACGCTTCTTGTATTGAGGGAGGAAATCCTATGCAAGCCCTTCATTATCAACAACTGGAAGAACGGAGGCAGCTATTCCCAGCGCGGTTTACGATGCAATGTGTGTGTTCTATGCAAGGAAAAGACAATGCTTGAAAAGCCATATATGAGCGCCCACGCCTTGGGTCGTGCATTCGACGTTACTGTGTCCGGTATGGAAGCGGAAGCGGCACGGAAAATCATTGTGGACGATTCCGACAAGCTTCCTTATCCTATCAGACTGGAAGACGGTGTTAGCTGGCTGCATGTGGACACTATGGACCTATGCAACGGTCAGAAGGTGACGCTATTTAATGCGTAAATATATTTTACTATATACAGAAAGTATTCTCCCTTATAGGGCAATCGATACTACAGTATACTGTAGCCGCGATTTTGCAAATTTCGTATTTTTATCATTTGTAAATTTAAATTGAAATAATTATGTATCCTACTAAAGTAAGCATAGCAAATAACAAGGGTTTTGAGAGTATAACAGCGATTTCACGCGCTTTCGAGGTCGGCACACCAGCCGAAGATGTGGTACTATCAAAGTACACCTTGGTTCCCGATGACAAAAGGGCGTTTCTTATTATTCCGTTGACGAGTGGTACTATCAAAGTACACCTTATCGGTGAGACTGGTCCAGATACTTATACCATTTCCGAGACCGAGGTTTCCGCTTATATGGGTTCTCCTATGCCTTATCTTATTGATAAAGTATTTGTTGACGGTACTACTGCACAATTCAATATAGGGTTATGATTGGTATTGGTACAAGTCTTTTGTTTGACAGGAGGGCTGGCAAGGCTGGTCCTCCTATTCCACCCTTCAATGAGGCTATGGTGGACGCTTGGTTTATGTCTGGACTATCCAATGTAGACAAGCCTTCCTCTATCCGTGGTGTTAAGGGCAATGAGATGCAGCTAAAGAACTTTGTCTTTACATCAGAAAGTGGATTTGGAGAAGGGTCTTATGAAGGTGCACTGGTATTCGATGGTGTGGATGATTACGGTATATGCACAGGGCTTCCTCTCATGGATGACTATACAGTAATATGCAGGAGGAAGATAATCCGTATCAAGAATAGTTCTGCTGTTGCATCTAAAAGGACTTATCCCGGTGATATAGGAAGTTTTGGGGCTTTTGTATTCGAGAGGGTATACGCCCATGGTGTAAAAACCACAATTTCGTTTGGTAAGTCAAATGACATGAGTGAGTTTGATTCAAATGAAGTTGTTTATCAAACCAAGACTTCTTATAACGGTACGACTATCAATTCAAGTAACAGTAATGATTCAGATATATTGTGTTTGGGAGCGAACGCATACAATATATCTTTAGGAATATGCCAAGAATTTTCAAACGTAGCCATCTACTATTTTGCCCTCTATGACAAGTCGCTGACACCCGAAGAAATCGAGACCGAGAAGGAAAGGCTTAATGAAGAATGGTTGAAACGTAAAAATTGAATAATATGAAGTGGTTAGCTATACCTATAGAAGAATTAAAAGAATTTGATAAGGACTGGGAGACAAGACGAATGAGTAACGACGGCACGAAGGCGTTGTTACATGAAGAGACGTACAACATGCTTGTACCTCCTATCATGATGCTTTCGGAAGGTGAAGAAGTTGTGGAAGAAGTCGTTTATCCTTATCCTTTGGTGGATGAAAACGAAATTAACAGTTCTGATGATTGGACCAGTGATGAGGTGATTTGATTGTTTTCGGGGTGCCGGGAATTCGGGTGTTTTATCCAGTTCCCGGTTTTTCATTTTCTCTATTTTATTGTACACTGAAAAACAATTCAATTTTCAGAGTTAGGGTTAACTGTCTGACAATCACATATCATTTTCTTCTATTTCCGAAAAATATAATGTCACTGAAAGAAAGGTTATGTTAATCTTATGTTAAAAGCACATACGCACTTGCGTATGTCTGAATAACTCCCTATATTTGTAATGTGATAAGGAAACAAGGTCAAACAAATTAAAAGAAATAAGGTTATGAAAGCAGAATTTTACAAGGTGAGAGGTACGGAAATGGAAGAGATGATGAAGAGAGGTAATAACAACGAAATCTCCTCTATGATTTCCAAGAAACAACAAGCACTTGCCGATGCACTTGAAAATGTGGAGTTCTATAAGTCTATCGGGAATATGGAGTTTGCAGCCAACGAGCAAAGCCGCGCTAACCTCCTTCAAAGACAACTCGAAATGTTGAACAAATAAAAAGATAAGAGTTATGAAGATAATGAACGTTATCAAGGAAGTAAGTTACAAAGGTCACACAATAACAATGTTTGAAGATGGCTTTCACCAAGAATTTGCCATCATAGATGGTGATGAATCAAAGCTGTATGATAGCATTGCGGATGCAAAGAGAGTTGTCAGAGGCGAGCAGCCTCATTACGAAATCAATTAACCTGGTAGCCTTCGGGCTACCAATAGAACAAATAATATGGATATAAAAGAAATATGCTTGCTGATAGCACAGCTAAAGAAGGAGAATGAAACCAATTCCCCGGAAGAAAAGGAATTCAACCTTAAATGGATTGAAGCCCTAAAAGAAAGTATAGATAAATCTGTAAACAAGAATAAGGAGGATTAAGTTATGAAAGCAATTGTAGAAAACCCGTTGAATGTTAATTGTTCACCAATAGCAATTTCTCTTTATGTCAATATACTTAACAGAATAACCTGGTGTAAAAACGAAAATGAACTTAGAGATACTATGAAGTTCTCTTCAATCGAATACCCGGTTACATTCAATTCTATTTTTGATTACGGCTTCGGTTCCAACCATATGTGGGTCAGTGAGAAGGAAAGCGGTAAACGCCTTATTCTTGTCGAATTCTAAAATTCTTTATATTATGAAAAAGCAGCTTATAAATTTCTTTCACGGTCGATTCGGCAAAAAGGTATTAAAGACAAAATATCGTGAATGGTGGGTGCGTTTCTGGTACGGAGTAGGTGCACTCACTTGTACCCTTCTTTTCTTCGGAATGATACAGTTCTTGTCCTGGCTTTCTGATTTGATTAATTATGTTTTCTAATAAAAATATTTTACAATTATGAAAAAGGTTTTATGTAACAAAGACGGGAAATTCTTGTCCGTCCATGATAGAGATTGTATTCTTACAGAACTTGAAGACGGTAATTGTCTGACACATGAAGACGGTACGATAGTGATATACAAGGAAAGTGAAGAAGACCCGTTGCTGGAAAACATATACTTCCATGCCTATTATAAAAACGGAGGCTTTTTTCTTCCAAAAAACAATTCTTCTTTTCATGATTATGTCAGTTGTGGATACAGATTCTCTACAAAAGAAGAAAAGAAGCGTATGAACGAGATTCTTTCTGAAAACAACCTATACTATGACGAGAAAGAAAAATGCCTTAAAAAGCTTCGCTGTCGTGCCAAAATCGGTAATTCCTATTACTATATTGACTGGAACCGTTTTGTGATATGTAAGGCTACAGAGGTAGAAAACGAATCGGACAATTTACGGTACAAAAACCTTAACTATTTCCAGACCAAGGAAGAAGCGCATTTCAAGTTGTTTGCGGTTAAATTGATTCTTGATGATTAAGAAAGAATGTTACATCTGGGTCGGACAGATTGCCGAATACCGGGGAATGACATTGCGGAAGGTCCGTCCGGGGGAAATATGTTGTCATTTCCCCGTGTTCCCTGGTTTCGAGACCCGTATATATTGACAAGGGCGAAAATTTGAACGTTCTTTAGTATTAATTATTTGTTTTATTTTCATATATTTGCAAACATGATAACAGCGATATTTATATGTCTCGTTCTTCTTACAGTAGTCCTTATCACCCTTCTTTTGTGGTGCATAGGGACGGTTACGGGAATTCAGAAAAGAATGGACGTTCTTCTTTATGTGGTCTCCTATATAGACCTTATCCAGAGAAAGCGGTTTATCCGGTATCTGGACCAGCTTTCCCGAAAGATGAGTTGTAACGAGGACGAAATGGAAGACAATCAGAAACAGTTCCTATTCCATTTAAGCCAGGAATTGACGAACGAGATAAAAAGGATGGAAGACGATTATAAAGATTTGATATAATGGCAAAGAAAAACGAATTTACATACAAAAAAGGGTGCCAATATATAAACTGGCTCTGTATTTCCAATAAACTTTTCTTGCTTCGTGATGATGACAATATAAGCGACGAAGACAAAGCATCCATTTCACGCGCCCTAAAATGCAAGACAGGCGATATCCTTTGTCTTGTACTGGGTCGCAACATCAGTTATTTCGGATATAGTAAGCTTATCGAAGACATGGGAGGACGGACGACAGAAAGTATAGTGCAGTCCAAGAACCCGGTATTTTCTTCCATCTACTGGACTGGTGACAAGAAAGCGGCTATCGAATCTCACACCATTTTCATTCCCTGGAAGGAGCTTAAGGAGCTTATCAAGGATTGGGATTACCCGACATACTTTCAGCCGGAAATCGTTTAGAACCTTCTTTCTCTAATTTAAATATTTGTTTGACTGACACCCGGTTACGCTCTTCGCGAAAGAATGTTTCCGGGTGTTTTATTTGGGGATTATATGTTAATCTTATGTTAAAATGACATACGCACTTGCTTATGTCTAAATAAGGTTTTATATTTGCAATGTCTTCTTAAAGGAGACAGCTAATTAGGTCAAACAAATAAAAAGATAAGGTTATGGAAAATGAAATTAAAGTTATCAGAGGTTTTGCGGTTAGCATGGGAAATGATTATGTAGAGTTTTTCAAGAACATCGAAGATGCAAAGAATAATTACGAAATGATGAAAGAACGTTTTGTCGGTGTCCGTCTCTATTATGCCAAGAAATCCTATAACACTAAAGGTTATCCAAACGTAAATATTTCTTTGGTAGAAGTTTACCGTAACAATTATGGTCTTCCTTATTAATTGATAATTGTCAAACAAATAAAATCTTTACAATCATGGCAAATATAGACTTTTTCAAGAACCCCGATTCATACGAGGTATATGTAACAGTCAAGTTCGGAATATGGAAAGTGGCAGAAATAAGCCGTTTTCCGTCCCCTGCGGACATTCTTCACGGCAACATCATAGAATATACCGAAAACAGACACATGTGCTCCGAAAAGGACATAAAAGAGATTGAAGAATTTACTATTAACAACGTTATAAACACTATTTTAAAATGAGAACATTAAGCAAAAGAAACTACCGGGTTGTGTATGACCCGGCAAAAGAAGAAAGCATGAGCATGATTGCCGTCTACAAGAAGAACCTGGACGACACATTATCCCTAATCAATAAGGAGATGGGGAATGAGACGGACGAAGAAAGTCTGAAAGAAAAGGCAGTAAAAATTATTAACGAACTAAATAAAAAGGAGGATTAAATTATGAATGCAGGTATCGTATTTTTAACTATCATTATTTTTATCGTTCATCTTATGTTGAGTGCCGAAGTAGGCTCTACGGCAGAAAGGATGAACAGGAGTTTCGGTGTATGGATGCTTCTGGCACTTATCATTTCCCCGTTTATCACAGCCATCTTTGTTCACTGCCTGGGACCTATTCCAGTTCTTGAAAAGAAGGAGAAAGAAGACGATGAAGCCGAGAAGTAACAGGTATATCTATTATTATGACAAACGGTCGAAGAACAAGCCGTACCGGGTTATAATAGAGGTTGAAAAGAAGAAGTACAATATCGGTTATTTCCGGACCGTGGAAGAAGCAAGAACAGCCCGAGACGAATTCATTAAAAATCATTTTTCCGTCTCCATAAGCTGGCAACGGTTACAGGAAATGAATGTGATTGTGGATAAGATTGCCGAACTTTCGGAAATTCTTCTCTCCTATAGGGATATTTCCACAAATGAGGTTATTCGGAAAATCGGGAATATCAAGCAGAACGCGATTTCCATAAAGAAAGTTATTGCATAAATATTCACTCAATTTGTATAATTATTCATTTTTGTTTTGTAGTATGAGAACCTGGGTTTAGCGAAACCCGACAGACTGGGACGTTGTGAAACGTCCCTTTTCTTTTTCTAAATCTTGACAATCGAGTTAATAATACTTGAAGAATGACAAAAAACCATAATCTACCAGTCCTTTTTCTACTGCATTGGCTTCTTGTTCAAACACGATTGCATGGTAACAGTCATGGTTTATAGCCTGGATTCTCTTAATCCATTTCTTTATACCGCCACTGAAACCCGGGTGATATTTGATTAAGGCTCCTATTACACGTACAAGCCATTCCAGGGCGTAATACAGATAGAACGTCAACGGGATAAGGAGAAGTAGCCAGGGGCACGAGAAAACGCCTGCAAGACCGCTAAAAAGCACGGTGCCCGGTATCATTAATGATTTCCATTGATAGGAATGCGTTTCTTCATGTTTTAGGAATTCTTCGTCATAATACTCTTTCATTTTCTTGCATAACAGCCAGCAAAAAATTAGGATTGCGGAAAAATTCGGGATGATAATTTTCGCAATTTTCGATTCATAAATTACCTTCATGATTTTACAATTTTTAAGATTAAACATGTGTAAAGGTAGGCTTTTTCGAGGAAATTTCTGTCAATATTTATTACTATTTATAACTATCTGGAAATCAACACTTTGACATTTTACCATAAGGGTATTATCTAACCCCTAAAGGGGTACGTAGTTCCCTTTCTTCTTTTACCCTTACGGGTATATTAATAGGAGGAAGAACTGCAATATAGCAATAGGGGGTTTGGGGGAGGAAGGGGAAAGAGTGAAAAAATGGGGAAGGGGATAAAGTGAGATATGGAAAGTGTTAACGGAAGTAAAAAAGAAAGGGGAGACGAAGCGAAAGAAAGAAGACGAAAACAAGAAGGGATTTTGGGAAAAAGGCGCGCCCGGCAAAAATTTTCTCGAAAAAATTTTGTGGATTGAAAAATAATCCCTATGTTTGCAGTGCTTAAACAAATGGCGGCTCAGTTCTGAAAAGAGCTGGGAACCGCAAAAGAAAAGGGGTTATCTGTAGATTACGCTTTTACAAACACCGCTTTTAAAAATTTCCCCTTTTCTTTTTGTTTTGTAAGCAGGTGTTTGTAGGCGTTAATATCTCTTGAGCAAGATATTTGTAAAAATGGAAATTTTGTAAAAGAAGCGTAATCTATAGAAAATGAAAAAAGATACAGAAAAATCGGCATCACGCCAGGACATTCCAGAAAAGATTAAATCTCCTATTAAGGATTTTAAGAATATACAGACTATCCAGGATTATGAGTATTGCTGCGTATTGTGCGCTATTAGATTGATAAACAACAAGTATTGCAAGAGAAATCAGAAGAAGTATCAGTATAAGACGTTTTGGAAAAGAAGTTTTACTACACAAGAACTGTCATTGAAGATTGCGGAAGAAGTGGGTATTTCCTACAGAAAAGCGAAGGATTATATCAAGTTTTTAAGACTGAATGACTACATTAAATTTCCCGAAAAGGATGTATGCACAATCATAAACAAGGATTTCAAGGATGTAACGGAAGAGATGTATTTACCGGATTATTTGCGTTATGTGATTAAGGAGAAGGGGGTGAAATGGTCTCCTATTTTTACAAGGATATTGAATTACATTTCAAAGCAGATAAAGCATTATAAGCACTGTAAGGAGATTGCAGAGTATAATTTGGAAGTATGGAATGACGAGGAATCAAAGAAAGACGAGATTTTAAAGATAGTTGAATGGCTGTACAATAACGAGGACTGGAAAGAATCGGATTATGACAAGGTTTATGAAAAGGCTGTAAAGATGGCGCATAAGCACGCATTAGAGGCAATAAAATGGAACAATTGCGAAGTATCGTTCTATGAAAGCCCTAAACGTATTGCAAGCCGTATGAAATGCAGTGTAGATACGGTACGGAAGTTTATAAAGGCATTGAAAGAGATTTTTGGAGAAAGAGTATACATGAAGCCGGAAAAGGCGACTAAATCAATGAGATACAACCCTAATTTGAATAACTATACGATAGCATTGCCGGACAGGGAGGAATGGAAGAATATATTTGCAAGAAGATTTGAGAAGATTAAAGAAGGTGTTTCAAGGGTAAAGGATTCTGTTTATTATCTCAAAAGAGTTTGGTTCAGAAAAGAAAAGGGTTATTTGTGGGAAGACAAGGAGTTCAATAGAATAGCAAAAAGAAGTGCTGCTGTAACGTGTGGAGAAAAGGAATTGCCGTGCAAAAAGAGGTTGAGTTTTTATTACACCCTAAAAAAGAACTTGGAATACTGGGAGGACAATTTCAAGAAGGAAAAGGAAATAGAAGAAGAAAAGGAACGTTTTTATAAGTCTGAAATACAAAGGGAGGTTGAAGAAAACGGCAGAATTGATTTGGTGGCGAAATATCGCTGTCACGAGGCACCCGAATACGAAAATTACAACCCTAATGAATTTGAAGCATATAGAGTATGGAAACGGTAAGCAGCTACATATACAGTGACTATGAGACCGAGGACGTAGAACTGTACGCAGAACAGATGATACGGGAACGCATAGCGCGTGACGAGAAGCGACGCGAACAGATAGAAAAGGCTTTGGCGAAAGCCGAAAGGACCAGGAAACGGGTAGAAAACAGAAGACGGAAGTATATAAAGACAAACCCTATCCGCGCGAAGTACAAATACCCGGTATTGGATAAATATTCAAGTTAAAAGCTTGGTTATTTGACTGATAATGCTTATTTTTACCGTTGTAATTGCAATTTCGTTATAACTTTAAAAGGCATTATTCATGAATATTAATAAAAAAGAAGAGAAAGTGTTCGGACGTGCACAATTTGAACAGTTTCTCATTGACAAAGACTATGAGGCATTCACCGCAAAGCAGGTAGCGGCTTTTGCTACTGATGTTTTGAACAAGTCAGAAAAGGACGAAATGGACGAGTTCGAGAAAGCATGTGCGGCTGCGGACTGGAAATCACTGGAAACGGTTAAAGTGCTGAATGACATTTACGAGGAAGAACCTATGTTCATAAGACCCTCACAAGTGGAAGTGATACCGGGAAAGGAAGGAATTTTCAAATCAATGTCCGAGAACCGGGACATGTTGCGATACAAGGAAACCCCTCTAAACATTTTCAAGGGCATAGCCGGAATGTGCGTATCTGACGATATAGAGAAGGCACGGAAGGGTGAACCTATCGGAACCGTAAAAAGCTGGGGAGGGAAAGAATATGTGAAGACCGCTAACGGATGGGTACGACGCCAGGGAATCAAGACAAAGGAGACCGCGAAGGAAGACAAGCAGAAAGGAAAAGATGGCTTTCCTACAATTGAAAAACTTGTGGCTGCGGCCGCAAAGTCGGGGCACAACCCTAAAGAGGCAGAGAACGTTATCAGAGAACGCTATGACTATCTGAAAAAGAAATATCCGGAAGCCTCACCAAGTAAACTTGTACACATTGCATATACAATTTCCTAAAATTCCGTCGCATATGATTATGGCAAACCTACATAAAATAAGGGAATATGTAATGAGTTTATATTTTCCCGTGTTGCTGAGCATACCTATCTCTTTTTCCAACACGACATCCTTCATTGAGAAATATGTGTTTCGGGACTGGGAGTTCTTGAAATACCTAATGATTCTTATAGTGATAGATACACTTGTAAGCTGGGTATACCATATCAAGAACAAGGACTTTTCAAGCAAGGGATTTTCAATGATTATTACGAAGCTTTTCATTTATTCCGCTATTCTGATTGTTTCGCATGTGATGGGGAACTTTACGGTGGAAGGCGGTAATGTGGAGATATACACATGGTTCCGTGCCGTGGTGTGTAATGCGCTTATAATACGAGAATCAATCTCAATCGTGGAGAACGCGGCAAAGGTAAGCCCCACTTTGGTACCTCAGAGAGTTAGAAAATATCTGTCTGATTTCGACGAATTCGGGGATAAGAAACCGGAGACGATAAAGGAAATGAAAGGAGAATGACTATGGCACAAGGCGATTATTTGCCCGGAACCTATTCAAGGGTCGGAACGGAAGAAAACCCGGGCACATACCTTGGAGGAGATTCGGGCGGTACTTCACAGACAATGCCGCCAAAGGTGAAGAAGGTATGGGTGCTGGAGCACGACAGATGGAACATGCGCAATTATTGGATTTCTGGAGGGAAGTTCAGTATTCCGGCAGTATGGGTACTTACCAAAGGAGTTTGGGACAACTTCGGCAAATGGATGAAAGACGGATTTTGGAGAATGGGACAGCTCATTTTCTCTACAGACAATATTTGGCATGATAATTTCGTATGGTATAACGATTTAAAGTTTAAATTTTAGAGATTATGAAAAAAGCAGATTTTTATCAAATACAGGACGGTGATACTGGGGCACAGGTTTCACAGGGATTGCAAGGCAATTTCGAGGCTTTGCAGCAGGAGATAGAAGCAATTCCACCCTATTCCTTGCCTATTAAGATGGACCCTAATAGTGGAATTATCAACAGTGAGGAGGACTATAACAGTATTCTCCCCGAATCCTATCTGACGGAATATCCGTGGCAGGCTGAATATGCAGGTGGTTTTCCTTGGTTATGGATGAACTTCAAGGCGAAGGTATCGGAAGGTACTCAGATTTGCATTAAGCATAACAACAAGTTCTGCGAGTTCACCAACATTCCAGAAACTATCGGCACCGTATCTGTCAACAAGAAGATTCTGACAATGAAGGAGAAGAACGAATATCTGGGTTTCGAGTGTCAGAAGGATTTGGGCGTACAGAAAGTGGACTTGAAAGGCATTTACCAGGTTTACGTACTGGATGCTGACGGTTCCGTGGAACAGGAAATTGTATTTGAATGTAAGTAATTAACAATTAAAAATAGAAAAGATTATGAGACTGTATAGATTTTTGGACAAAGACAAGAATATTGATGTGACATTGGTAACTGATGGTAGTTGCGACCAGAAGAAAGTATTCATCACTGAATCACCGCGCGGAATTACCCCTAAAGGAAACGTGACAGACCCGGAAGGCGGTGCCGAGCTTTTGAAGCTTGGTTTCAAATGGAATGTAGGCGAAGCCGTGATGCATGAGGAACTTGTAGCATTTGCGAAAGAAAAGGGTTTGGAATTGATTATCGACCCCCAGGGATTGAATGAAATTGTTGCGGTAACGGCAGAATGGAACGAAAACGATGCATGCGTTATTACAATCAAGACAAGTGTTCCGGCAAAGAAGGATGTCGACATTTATTTCCCTAATAGCGTAGATTTGCAGGAAAGCGCAGAAAGATTTGGAGTAATCAGAGGAGACCGCAAGACCATTGCTACCAAAGTTATGTCCGGAAAGCCTATGGCGTTTACGCTGGCTGACCTTGATTTGGATGCAAAGAAAGATTTGAACGTGGTTGTAATGACAGATAACAATACATGGCGCGAAGAACTCGTAGCTGAAAACAACTAAAGGGATTATGCTACGGTTATTGTTTACAACAGAAGATAATGTCCACCATCTGACTGTCGTAACTGACGGTATCGACAGTCAGATGAAGGTTTTCGTGACGGAAAGCCTCTATGGTGACGTGGAATATTATAAGGGGCTGGGTATCGTGATTGAACCCGGACACACCTATAATATCGGACAGTTCAAGGAATGGGCGTTTAAGGCGCTTGTTAAGCTTATCTCATATCCGGAAGGATTCGGAGAAGAGGGCGCGGTATTGTCGGACGTGCAGGAAGTTGTGGAATACGTATTGGAGACTAAAGAACCTACACTTAATTTCCCTGCAAAGGGAGGTGATGATATGTGCGTGGTGACGTCTTCAAAACAGACATTCAAGAACGGACAGCCAGTAGGACACCCGGAAGGCGTCCCGGTTACATTCTCAATATCTGGGGCAGGATTCAAGGTTGACGGTGGAGGACAAGTAACGGTTGACGAGAACCCAAACAACACGGCAAGAAAAGCGGTAGTGACGGTTAAACAGAATGAAAGCGGAAAGACATTGCAGATTACATGCAACCAGGCTGCATCTACTGTAACCTACGAATATGCGCTTACAGTAGACCCGACAGCGGTAACGTTCAACGGTGCAGGAGGTAAAAAGCTGGTTACCGTGACTTCTACAAGAACAAAAGTTCTGAACGGGGTAAAACAGCAGGCAGAAAGCTATCCTACGGGCATAAAGCTTGCAGGTGAGGGATTCAGCTATGAAGTGAGCGGAAACAATTACAATCTGAAAGCCGAGGAGAATACCGGCGCACAGCGTACCGGAACGGCAGTTGTTACGGCAGTAGAAGGAGGAAAGAAAGCGACGGTAAACCTTACACAATTGGCTGGAGAATAAAAATTGTTTACAATGGGAAAGAGAAAAGGAAAGATAATACAAAAAGCGGAAAAGCCAGATTTGATTGCAAGTCTTTCGAGTTTGTCCATTGAAGAGATAGACAGGCTACAAAAGGCCGCTCCTATGGCATTCCAAAGCAAATTGCAGGCTGCGTTAAACTCAAACGATGCAGGGGAGATAATGAAGGCTAATTTGTATCTGGGAGAAATCAATAGACAGCCTACAAAAATTCAGTCTGTTTTCTTTGACCCTAACGACATATCCGGTAACGGAAGAGGATTCAAGGATTCTAAAGGGGTTCTGTCCTTTTCCGTATTGCGTCGGATGGGGGACATTCATATAGTGAAAAGTATCGTGTCTACACGCGTGGAACAGATAATGAACTTTATGGATTTTTCGGAAGACGAGCAAAAGGAAGGCTTCACAATCAGAAAAAAGAAGAGCCTTTTTTCTACCGGGGATGAGAAATTGACAAACGAGGACAAGAAAAAGATTTCAAAGATAGTTGATTTCCTGGAAAAGGGAGGATGGACGGACAAATGGGACAATGTAGACAGCTTGCAGGAATTTGTAAGTAAAATAATGTCGGATAGTCTTACATTAGACCAGTTGGCCTTTGAAATGGTCCGCAACAGAATGTGGGAATTACAGAAATTCCGCGCTGTGGACGCTTCTTTGATACGTTTTCTTGACAGCGTAGACCCCAGACAAAGGGAAGGTTTCGAGCAGTACAGATTCAAGGGGCATTTGCCGCGTTACTGCATGGTGTGGGATGAAATGATTCTTCATAACCCTATAACGAAGGAACCGATATTGTATTACCCGTGGGAGCTTGGTTTTGGTATCAGAAACAAGACATCTGATGTAAGAAGAAACGGATATGGGGTATCGGAATTGGAAACGTTGGTGAATATCATAACTTGGATATTGTGGGGCTTTTCTTATAATGCAAATTTCTTTTGCGTTTCACCGGAAACACTCGTTACGACGAATAAGGGTTTAAGAAGAATAAAGGATTTGGTAGGTACAGAATTTGAAGTTTTTGATGGTGTGGAATACTGCAAGGCATCCGCATACAAGACAAGGATAGATGATTTGTACGAAACAAGACTGTATAACGGCTTAAAGATAAGAACAAGCCGTGAACACAGATTCTTGACTATAACGGATAAAGATAAGTCTCCTAAATGGAAAAAACAAAAGGATTTGACTACAGACGATTATTGTTTGGTGGATATAAATACTTATGGAGATTTTCATGAGGAGGATTATTTCATAGGAAAAGAATATTTTAGGGAATTTACTAACCCGACAAAGGAAGCTGTTCTTAAAAAAGAAAGAACTTTCACCCCTTCTTTGGAGATGGTGAAAGATAAGTATTTTTGGGAAATGATTGGTTTTGCTTTAGGGGATGGTACCTGGTTGGAACATATACTTGAAATTTTCCCACACCATACAAAAGATAAAAAACTTTTTGGTGATTTCTCTAAAGTGTTGGATAAATACGGAATAAATTATCGTATAAAGAAAGGCAATCCTTCCACACAAAGAAGTGACGGGGAATATGGATATCCGTATATATTCATATATGACACATGCTTTATCGACTGGCTTATAAGCATAGGATTCGGATATACAAGAGATAAGAAGATACCCGTTTCCGTATTTAATTTGCCGGAAGAGTTGAGATGCGCGTTTTTGAGAGGATTGTTCTCGGCAGACGGACATACTTCTGCAAATATAATGGGATATAAAACTCCTACTATATGTTGTGTGAATAATGATTTGAGGCAAGATATATTACAATTATTATTAAGCGTTGGGGTTGCTGCGAGAGATTGTAATAGAAGTAAAAGCAGATATAATGACCCAGTAACACTTGTTATTCAAGATGTAATGTCTTTTGTTGATAAAATAGGTTATTTGCAAGACTATAAAAATGAAGGTATATCAAGAGGAGAAAGGACAAAGGGCAAATGGGATTTGGTACCTAATTCTTTGGCTTTGGATATACTGGAAAACAACAGGGGAGGTGACATATCTTTCTCGAAGCATCATGTGAAAAAAGGTGGAAGGATAAGCAGAGGTAAGCTTATAAGGGTTCTGACAGAGGCGGGATGTAGCGTGCCGGAAATATTGAATTATCATTTCTATAAGGTAATGGACAATTCCAGACTTGTAAAGGAGAAGGAACAACTTTATGATATAGAGGTATTCAATGACAAGCATATATTTCTTGCCAATTATACGGCAGTCCATAACTGCCAGGGTTCACAGCCTAAAGGGTTTATTAACATAAAGAACCCTAATATATCAAACAGTACATTGCAGGAGTTTAGGCAGGCATGGACACAGACGATGGCAGGCGTTTATAACAGTCACCGCACACCCGTTATAAACGGTATCGATTTGGAATGGGTTGATTTACAGAAACTTAGCAATCGTGATATGGAATTTAACGAATGGATAAAATTCCTTATTATAATGACATGTTCCGTATATCGTATAGACCCGTCCGAACTTGGATTCAATTTCAAGGAAAGTCAGCAGATATTCGGACAGGACGGACAGCGAGAAAGATTGAAGCACAGCCGTGAAAAAGGTTTGAAGCCTCTATTGATATTTTTACAGGGTATCATTACAAAGTATATTGTGAGCGAGTTGGACGAAAACTACGAGTTTGCATTTACCGGAATAGAGGTGGAAGACGAAGAAGCACAGGTAAAACTGGATTCTGAAAAACTGAGTAGCGGCATGGTTGCTATGCAGGATATATTTAAGAAGTACAACGGACGAGACTTTGACCCGGAAAAGGACATCATTCTTAACCAGGTGTACCAGGGGATGAAACAGGCAGAAGAACAGAATAAAATGTTCGGAGCTTCACAGCCGGGGCAACAGCCGGAAGGCGTGCCAGAAGGGGACGAAGAAGACCCGTTTGCACAATATAAGTCATTCAATGAAAACCCTATAATGAAACCAGCAGTTGACTATTATTTAAAAAATCTTTACAAATAAGAAATTATGGAAACTTTCGATGATTTAAAGTTGGATAGATACATAAACAAGGCTCTTTTCCAAAAGAGCCTGGGAAGACCAGAAATGTATGACGGACTTCTGGAGATTGCGAAGGCACAACAAGGCGTATATGTGAACAACGCGGTAAACCGGAAGCTTGGCATTGTTGGACAGCCATATAAGAAAAGAAAGGCTACAGAGGAAGAGAAAGCCGACTTAACCAAGACAACGGAAGACCTTTATAAGGAAGGCGGTGTTTGGAAGCGAGACAGACAGATTAAGGTACATAACAAAATAAGGTCAGAATATCAGAAGAAAATGTTGTTTGAGACTAAACCGCGTGCTTATCTTATGCTTGGTGGCGGTGGTTCAGGCAAAGGGTATTATCTTAAGAAGATGAAAGAGAAAGACCCGTCTATAGACAAGTTGCCCGTTATTGACGTGGACGATATGCGCGATATGATACCAGATTACGAAAGGGTGAAAGGGATAGACCCAAAGAAAGCATCTTCCTATGTGCATGAAGAGGTATCAGATATAGGTAAGAAAATAGATGAGGAATATATACGGCAGAAATCATCTTTTGTAAAAGACGCTGTTTTCGGAAATCCCGAAAAGCTTGAAAAACTGGTTGATAATTTGAAGGCACAAGGTTACGATGTTCACTTGGTAGGTGTGGCAACCGATTTTGATACGGCTTTGGATAGAATACAGAAACGGTTTGAAAGAACGAAACGATATGTTCCTACAGAAGTGGCGAGAAAAGGACATAAAGGCGCGTCCGCTTCTTTCAAGAAAGTTATAGAAACTCCATTGAAAGATAAATTTAAGTCCGTTAAATTGTATGACGGAAATTCCGATAACGGGGTGATTTATGACAACAAAGTGTTAAATCAAAAAGAACTTGATAGGTTTCTTAAAAAAAATAGACTTATAAATTTGTTCAATTCTGAACAGTTTTGTATATTTGCATAGAAACTTAAAGAAAGGAGTAAAATTATGGCAAAGAAAAAGTACGGAATTGATATGACAGCTGACGAATGGTTCGAGATTGAAGACCGAGGAATGGGTGAGCCTCTAACTATGGAAGAAATTGCCGCAATGGGTCCAGAAGGTAGGGAATTGAGTAGAAATTGCCCTTCCAATCCTTATTTCCCAAAGCCGGATATGTCAATGTGGGACGAATCGTTGTACGACGGTTACAAAATTAAAGGTAAGAAGAATGCCGGAAAAGAAACTTGATGGTATAAGAACACCTTTGGTATCGCGTCTTATTGGAGTGAAAAGACATGTGAAAGACCCTATCAGATACCCGAAAATACAATGCGGTTATGAAGGGCTTGCACAGACCATGTTCGCTACACAATCGGACGCGATGATAAAGGAGCTTATAAAAGAAATGATAAAAACGGTTGAAAAATGATATTCACACCGGAAGAGATACAAAAACTGTATGATATAATAGACTACCGTCTTGCAAGGATTGTAGCCGATGTAATGGGGGATGAACTGTTGACACCGGAAGACAAGTCCTTGTTAAGGCGGTATGGCTATAAATGGAGAAGGGAGATAGAAAAGTTACCACCCTATTTCCAATCCTATCTGTTTGGGAGATTGAGTGCGCAACTCACGCCAGCACAATTATCAACACTCAATTTTGACGATTTTACCAAGTATATAGACCGTCACCAATGGGCAGTTCTTACACCCCTGGAAAAGGAAGTGTATTATGCGGCAGCAACACGCACATATTCCTATATAAAGACGATGGGAGAACGGGCCAAAACGATAATGTCTAATGCCGTATCGGAAGAAGAGGTGAAAGCCCTTGTGGAGAAGCAGATACAACTGGAGCTGGGAACGATAAAGAAGGAGATGATAGAGGGTGTCTTGAAAAAGAAGTCCGTTCAGAATATTGTTAGCAATATAGGGCATTCCTTGGAAGACTGGAACCGTGATTGGGGACGTATAGTGGAAACCGAGATGCAGAACATCTATCAGACCGGGGTAGCCCAGCAGATAATGAAGGAGCAGGGGGCGGATGCGCTTGTATATAAAGAGGTGTTCAGTGGAGCATGCCAGCACTGTATAAAGTTTTACACCACAGCAGGGATAGGAAGCAAACCGAGGATATTCAAGCTTATAGACCTTATAAGCAATGGGGACAATATAGGGAGGAAAGTTAAAGATTGGAAACCAGTGTTAAATAGTGTTCACCCTTTTTGCCGCTGTGACCTTAGGGAGGTGCCTAAAGGTATGGTTTGGAATGACGAGACGCATTCATTTGAACCGCCTAAAGAACCATACAAGAGACAGATAGAGAGAAAAAGTAAAGTAAAAATATATGTTGGAGACAAAGTGTTTGAGGTATGATGTTCGGATATAAAGGAGATGTGGAAGTGTTAACCCTACGAAAGACAAGGGTAACAAAGGAACGTGTCAAGGAAAGAGAAGGTGAAGAGGTAGACGTGTATAACTGGGAGGTTGTCCCGGTACGTCTGGACCAGATAAAGGAAGACGAGTATGTATTACTCTATTGTATGATGAACGATACAAACCTATTCAAGAAGGGCGTAGAGTGTACCGATTTCAAAGGGGAGATGGAAAATGTTGTATTGGAAAGAGGAATGGTAATCTCCGTATGTGAAGACGCAAAACACCTCGTGTTCACAATGCCGCATCAAGTGACGATACCGCTTGTTGATGAAAAGACATTCGATGAATGGACTGATGAAGACTGTTTCGGAGTAACCAGGGGGAGTAGTCGAAGAAGTCCCGATAAAGAGATAGAACAGGGGGATGTGGAGGAATATGTAAAATTCTACAATGATAATCCGGAATATATGCACATGGGAGCAGGAACGATGAAGATAAAGGAAAGAGGTTTATCCTTGTATGAAGGGAAACTGTATAATATAGAGGCTGGTCCGGAATATGCGCTTATAACAAAAGAAGGTTTGTTTCTGAAAACTGAACATTGATTATGGGAGAAGGAGGATTCAACACCGGGTTTGTGGAGATAAGGACGCTTGAAGGCGAAAAGTTCCTAAAGGATATAAGGATTAATGAAGCCGTGAAGACAAGACATTCCTATACGCTTGTGGAAGGCTTGCATGTACGCGAAATGAAACCGCAAGAATCAGTGTATAACATCTATTTTAATGCAGGCAAGGAAGGTGTTCTTAACAGGATTTCGGGCGAACAAATGGTATGGACGTATGGAAAGAACTATCTTGTTCCGGTAAAAGTAAAGGAATTGAACGTTTCTGACAGAATAGTTCTGTATGGGAACAAGAGGGGTAGGATTGACCGGATAGAAAAGGTGGAGACACTTAACAGGTATTTTTATAAGCCCGAATTGAAGAAAAACACTTCCTATTATATTGATAATGTCTGTATTTTTGGATAGATTGTGCAAAATTCGTATTTTAGCAGAAAAATTTGTAGCTATGAATTTAAAGAAATTATTTCATTTACAGACAGCAGAACAAAAGGTGTCTGAATACAGGGAGTTGCTGAGACGCTCCGAGAAGATAGAAGCAAGAACAGAAGAGCTTGCAAACGAATTTGCCGAAAGAAGCCAGGTATTGAAAAGCTTCTCCCTGCTTGACAAGGACGAAAGAGAGATTTCGGAAGAGAAATACAACGAGTTCTTGAAGGAGCATACTTCACGGGTTGCACAATTGCAGAAAGACAGGGACAAGGTTTTCAAGGCTATTGCCGCCTTCCAGAAAGACGAAGATATAGCGGAAGCCATTGCGGATGTATATGCGGTTCATGTAGCAAAGAAAGCATGGAAAAGCAAGAAGCTTTCCAAAAGTGCATACGATGATATCATGAAGGCAAAGACCGGGGTAGTCAAGTATGCGGACGTGCTTTTGTTCAGAGGCAGTAAGTTGCTTATCTTACAGAGAGCAGGGGAACACATGAACTATACACCCGATTGGTGTATACCGGGGGGACATGTGGACGAGGGAGAAGATTTCCGTACAGCCGCACAAAGAGAACTTTTCGAGGAGACCGGAATAGACGTTCCGGAAGACACTCTTATGGAGGTCGGTGTAGCCAAAACGAAGAATGCGGAAATTCATTATTTTATGGGGCACGTTGATGATGAATCCCCGGCTTTCGTGGTGGTTGACGGTGAGGAAGAAATCGGCAGTATGTGGATTGACCCAGTTACCGAACTGGAAGACTACGATTTCATCTTTGACATGAAAGACAATATCAAGAAGATTTTGGGTCTGGAAGTGAAACCCAGCCCGGTAGAAATCGTGATGAAGGCTTTCCAGGAAAAGAAGGTGACGGAAGACGTGGTAAAGTCCGTGTGCGAGAAATGCCCTAAGGAGATACGGAAAGCGAACAACAAGACCGATTTTTCACACAGTGAAAGAAAGGACTTGGCAAAGAAAGGAGAGGCAATGCCGAATGGGAAATATCCTATCAGAAATAGCCAGGATTTGAAGGACGCTATTAAGTTGTCCGGTGCTTCTGACATGCCGAAAGAAAAGGTTAAGGCGTGGATTAAGAAACGTGCTAAAGAACTGGGTCTTGAAAGCGAATTGCCGGAAGACTGGAAAAGTAAGGAAGTTGAAAAGACGATGGACTGTAACGATGCGAATGCTATTTGCAAGGAAGATTTGGACGACAAGCCAAAAGGCCCGGAAGGTGACGGAATAGCGAAGAACGAGGAAGGAGAAACCACGGAAAGCGAAGAAACGGACAGCCAGGGAATATGGAAGTCGGAAGACAGACTGACGGTTTCCATGAAGTTTTCTTCTGTGGAAGACGCGATGATATTCAAAAGTGTTATTTCCGAAATGATTCAAGAGGGGAAGGTGAAAGCCGATGTACTGGAAAAGGCAAAGAAGGAGGACAGTATGTATACGGTGTTTGCCGATTTCGCTAATTTCCTGGAAGGCGTTAAGACGCGTTCAAAAAATGTGCATTGGAAAGAGGAAGACAATGCCAAGCACAAGTATCTGGACGATTTGTTAGAGGAGCTTTCCGACTATGAGGATAAGATAATGGAAGCCGGACAAAGCGGTTTCGGACGTTTCAAGGACGGGGAGATAAATGGTGAGGAGATAGAGGTAAACGACCCTATAGAATTGGTGGACCTCATTATAGACCGTACAAGAGAATTCTATTCCAAGCTTGACAATAACCCTGAATATGCAGGGGAAAAGTCGTGGGTGGAAGATTTTATGGCAACACTCAAGCAAACTAAATATCGTTTACAATTACATTAACTGTTTTGGGGAGGGGTGTAAACACCCCTTCTTTTTATTAAAGGAAGCTATGGAAAAGGATATACTGAGTTTGTGGATAATTATCTAAAAGAGAAGGGTGAATAATTTTTGCATAAAACTTTGGCTATTTGCATAAAAATCCATACATTTGAATCGGTAAAGCTGTAAATATATTTTAGTTATTGTAATATATTGATTATTAGATATTTACAGAAACATGTTTATTTCAATTCGTTGGATTACAGATTATTAAAAGATGTTTGAAGTAGATTCAAAATTTAATTTTTTCACAGAAGCGAACTTTGAAAAATCAGATTTCAATCCTATGGATTACCCGGTAGGGGATGATAGAAGATACGAAAAAATGATTTTTGAAGGTTTGGCATCCGATTCTTCCATAGATTCGGAGGATGAATCTATGAACCCTAACGGATTTGTAATAGACAGATTTTTAAAACACGGTCTTATTAATTTGGACCATTTGCCGTCAAGAAGTCCTATCAATAAATCAAGGTTCTGGATAGGACATCCATTAGACGCATATGTAAAGAATAACAAGTTCTACGTGCGTTGCCAGTTATGGAAGAAATCACCGGAAGCAAGAGCGTTTTATGACAAGGCACTGGAAATGCTTGCAAGCGGTACAGACCGGAAGCCGGGTTTCTCCGTTGAAGGAAGAGCACTTGAAAGAGACAAGAACAATCCTAAAAAGGTGACAAAAGCGCTCATAACAAACGTAGCAATGACAATGACGCCCGTAAATGCAAATTCATTTGCCGATATAGTAAAGGGCGTGCAGACAGTAGATTTCGTAGAGGATAATAAAGAAGAAATTAACAACGGTTCCAATAACGTTCTTGTAGAGCTACAGAAGGACGGATATAATATAAAAATAGACAAGTCTTTCAACGTTACCATTAACCCTATCATAGTGGAAAGAGACGAAAGATTTCAAGAGCTTTATAATTATTATCTGAACGGTAATGTAGGATTGAACGTTATAAAGGACTATTTGAGAACCGTTAATAAATAAGTTTGTACACAATTAAAAGTTTAATAAAGATGGACGAAAAATATTTGAACGACCCTATCGTATCTCTGATGAAGTCTATGGGATTTTCTGACGAGTACATTATGGCGAACGTGAAAATCGAAAAGTCTGAAAACGGAGCAGCAGCAGGAGACCATGAATCCGAAACCAAAGAGGAAAAGGATATCAACAAGCTGGAAAAGGAAGCCGTGAAGGACGAAGAAAAGGTGAAGGAAGACGAAAAGAATACCGCCAAGGATAAGGATGCAGAAGGTGAAAAAGTGGAGAAATCCGACAAGGAAGACATCATGAAATCATTGGGTTCTGTATTTGCACCTTTGATGGAGAATTTCCAAAAGTCTATTGACAAGTTCCAGGAAACAGTGGATGGTATTAACGACAAATTGGACAAAATGTCCGGTGTTACCCCTATGTTCCGTTCAGAAGGACTTGGCAATATGACCGCTATTCAGAAATCTTTCGAGGAAAGAAAGGATGAGGCAGGTAAATACGAAGTTAATGTAGTGAAAGACCGACCTATGGCCGTAAAGCTTATTGAAAAGTCTTTGGAAGAAGCACCAGAAGATATCGCTAAGTCACTGGAAAGTGATGCACTTGCATACCTTATCAATCCGGACGCTGAAACAGTGGGTGAAAATCTTGCACGTTACATGTACGAAAAGAATGGTGTAAAATTCGTGAAATAAACTCTATTAAATAAAAAGAATATGGATTTGTATAATTATAGCAATCAAAACGGTACTGGCGATGTACTGGGCGGCATGGATTCGGCAGAAATCTTGAAAGCGATGGAAGCAGGTCTTAAGACCGGAATGCAGTATAACAACGAAATCAACAATGGTGGTGGTTTGAAAGTTGAATCCTTGGATTCAGTCTTGAAGATTCTGGGCAACCGTATGAACCAGTTGGTTTATTACATGGAAATGCCTAAACATAAGATTGACAACACTGTACACCAGTACAACCAGTTGTACAAGTATGGTGAGGAAGTTGGTATTTTCAATGCAGAAGGTGAAACTCCGCAGGAAACCGATTCTCAATACAGACGTAAATCAATCGTAACCAAGTTCATGGGTGTTTCCGGACAGGTTACACATCCGGGAATGTTGGTTAAATTGGCTGGCAATATGGACATGTATCAGAAAGAAGTCGAGAATAAGACTATCCTTCTGAGTACCATTATCGACACACGTCTTGTTGACGCTGATTCTTCTTGTGTAGACGAGCAGTTCGACGGTGTTTTCCGTCAACACATGTTGGGTATCAACGAAATGGACGGTGGCACGGCAGAAGGTAAGACTTCTGAACAACTGTTAGACGGTTATTTCAACAGTCCGGCAGTTATCGACGCACAAGGTTCTGTGTTGAATGACAGTCTGATTCAAGACGCTGCAAACGTTGTAGTGAACGTTTATAACGGTTATATCGACCGCATCATTTCTAACCCGATTGTGTTCAACAACTACGTTAAGATGTTCCACGAAAGCAAGCGAGTTATTGTAGGTCTTGCTGCCTCTGTAACTGGTGCAACAATGGGACAGTCTGTAAACGACGTTACAACTCAGTTCGGTAAGATTAACATCAAGAATGACCGTTTCTTCGACGAACGCAAGCCTATTATGAAAGGCAAGGGCGCCACAAGTGCTAAAGCTCCGGTTACTCCGGTTGCTCTGGTTGTTGATACTGCTATTAATATTAAGATTAATACAGCCGATACCAAGACTAATTTCGGCAACCATGCTGGCTCTTATGGCTACTTGGTAACAGCAAAGAATCGTTATGGTGAATCTGCACCTCTGAATATCACATCTGCTGGTGCCAAGGTTGTAGCTGCTTCTGAATCAGTAGAATTTGGCTTTACTGCTGGTGTGGGTGGTGCATATCCGGCTACTTGCTTCGTGGTATACCGTACCAAGAAGAATGCGGTTCTGAATGCAAACACTGAATACTATCCTATCTTTGAGGTTCCGGTTTCACAGATGGAAACAGGTTATGACGGTGCCGCTGTAAATTGTGTACGTGACCGCAACCGTATCATTGCAGGTACCAAGTCTGCTTTGGTATATTACAATGACAGTCAGATTAACGAATACTTGCAGTTTGCTGATACTATGAAGATGGACTTCGCTGTTACATCTCCAAGCAAGCGCTTTGCAATTCTGAACTACGGTACCCCGGTATTGTATCAGCCTGCAAAGATTGTACGCATCGTTAATATCGGTGAAGAAGGCTTGTAATTAGCTTGATATAAATTTATAGGTTTAAGAAGTGAAAAGTGAAAGGGAGGGAGTAATTGAACTCCTTCCCTTTTTGTTTAAAAATTTTGTATTATGGAAAAAGTGATTTTAAAAAGTTGGGTGTATAACAACCATAGAATTGTACTTAATGGTGGCCCAGTACAGTTTGTTAATGGTAGAGCGGAAGTATCGGAAGAACTCTACCAGGAAATAGTAAGTCGTAAACTTCCCGATATTTACAAGGAAGGTGAGGAACCGAAATTCAAAACACGCCTTGAAGAAAAACTTCGTTCGGAAGTGAAAGAAGGGAACAAGGAATATGAAGAGGAAATAAAACGTCTTAAGAATATCGTCGAGGCGCAGAAGGTTGAAATTTCCAAGAAAGAAAAGGAAATTGAAGTATGGAAGAAATGCGTCGAGGACTTGAAGGCAGGAAACAAGGAAACGCAGGCAGCAGCCCCCGAACCGGAAACAAAGCAGGAAGCCTCTATCAAGGAAGAAGAGGACGACGAGGTGAAGACGGCTCTTAAGAAAATGAAGGTGGACGAACTGAAAGAGCTTGCAATGACAGAAGACGGAGGTTCTTTCAAGGAAGAAGACCTTAAAGGCAAAAAGAAAGAGGAAATTATAGATATGATTTTGTCTAAATAAAAATACTTTACAAGGATGGGTCAATTAACTTTTACGATAAAATACAAGAAAAATTCCGGACTTGTGCTGTCTGTAGCCGAGATATGGCAGACATACCTATATGGAATAACCATTGATGGAGGGCAGGGAGCATCATTTACGGACGAATCCATGCGTTTCTATATAGAATCAGCACAAAGAGAGGTTGAAAACTGGTTCAACTTGAAATTCTGTAAACAGTTAATTGACCAGTCTTTGACTTATTATCAGAAGGACTATTGGCAGCAATTCCCTATATTGTTTCCGTCTTATCCGGTAAGGAAGCCGTTAAGCATGATTGGGATGCTCAATAAGATAGAACAGATTATATACCCCCAAGGATGGCTATCATGTCAATATGACAGTGGTATGGGACAAGGGAAAAGAAGGCTGAGTGTTGTTCCTACAGGGTCTTCCACGACACAAGGAAATGCGGAAATAATATTGACAGGCATAACGTCTCAGATTGGTATGCAGCGTTTCCAGTATATACCGGATTATTGGAGGGTACAGTATATAACCGGGTGGGATGTAGACCAAATGCCTATGGACTTGATTAATCTGTTGGGAAAACTTGCATCTTTATCACCTTTGGGAATTGCTGGTGACTTGATTCTTGGTATTGCAGGTGTTGCCGGACAATCTCTAAGCATAGATGGATTAAGTCAAAGTATAAATACTACAGCTTCTGCTACATCTTCGGGATATTCGGCCCGTATATTGGAATATCTGAAAGAGATAAAAGAAACGGTAGGAAGATTGAAGTTAGTGTACGACGAGGTTAAATTTGCAGTATTCTAAGTTATGGGAGAAACAAGAAATATATTACAATCCCCGTCTTCCGGATTGAGCAATTTCAGACCGGAATTTTTCAAATCGGAGTTCGATAAGGCGATACAAGCCAAAGGGTACGACGTGGAGATAATGCGTGCTTTGCGTTGCCCGTGTCATGGAAAAGAATCTGCACTGCCGGACTGTCAGAATTGTTTCGGTACCGGATATTTCTATGTGAACGCGATACATACAAAGGCATTGATAACCGGAATAAACTTTACCGACAAATACAAGTCATGGAGCCAAGAACTTTTAGGTACAATGGCTGTAACGGTAAGGGATATAGACAAGGCGAATTTATCCTATTATGACAGGATTTCTTTCAGAAATGAAATATCGTATTTTTCTGAAAATCTCCCTATAAGATACGATGATATGGGACAGCCGTTTGTGTTTACCACATACAAACCAGTACAAGTATTGGCTATGTATCTGTTCGAGGCTTCAAACAAACCTCTCATAAAGACGGACAAGGGACATGTAAGCGACGTCAACCCCTATTGTATCATATTGGACATGGAGATAGACGCTTTGCCCGAAAACGGTTTTGTGTCGGTATATTACAAGCATAACCCGGAATACCATGTTATAGACTTGCCGCATGAGATACGCGCTTCATGGGCTACTGACAAGAAAAGTGGACAACTCAATAAGATAGAGCTTCCGGTTCAAGCCATTGTAAGAAGAAGCCATCTTATAGCGATGGAGAAGCCTAATTTTGACGGTAGCGGTGTGATATATAATGAGGACGTATAAATTTGCATCTTTGAAAGAAAATGTTTAGTTTTGTACACTTTTAAACATTTTGTATATGAGAGCAAAGAAAGTTTTGGAAGTCCTGGGTATAAGCCGGGCAACATTATCCAATTATGTAAAGGAAGGAAGGATAAAGACCCATAATTCCGCTACACAATGGATAGATTATGACGATGAATCGGTATATGCGATTGCATCTAAAGGACAAAGAAAGAATGTAATATATGCAAGGGTTATGAATAAACATAACCTTAACAAGCATATAGAAGCATTGGAAAGGTATTGCAGGGAAAACGGACTGCACGCCAAAGATGTATATAAGGACGTGACGTTTAACGTTACATTGGCGCAAAGAAAGGGGTTCAACAAGTTGTTGGACGACGTGATATCCTATAAGATAGGAACGGTAGTAACACTGAGCCGGAAAAGTCTGTCGGGAACGGACAGCGATTTTATAGAGATATTGTTTGCAAAGTTCGGGTGTGATATTAGGTATATAACAGAAGAGTAAAAATGCTGCCTCTATATGTTGACATATCGGAAACGGTTGCGGAATTCGCGTTGACACCACAAGAAGCGGAATTCCTTGGAACACGTCTTGTTGACGATGTAGTAAAGGAATATATGCGAAGATGGAATGCACTTGTGGATTCTGAACTGCATCAGACACGGGGAATATATCGGTCTGCCATGCAGGTAGACCGGACTTCTGCCACCTCTGTAGAATTCGTGCTGTCTGCAAGGGCAGCAGGACCGCTTCCTATGATGCTGGAAGAGGGTGCGACACCGTTTGACGAGAAGATAGGATTCCAGCGTTCGGACAAGGCGAAGATAAAGAAGGACGGTTTGGGATGGTATCTTACAATACCGTTCAGACATGCTACGCCTGGAGCAATAGCGGAATCTGGAATATTCAGTTCCGTTATGCCTAAAGACGTGTACGATATGGCACGTAATGCAGGAGGGCAACCATTGAAGCTTGCAGACTTGCCGATAAGCCAACAGGTAAAGGGAAGCCGGAAGGAAATAAACATACCCGGAATGAACGTACCGGAATACATGCACAAGTCGGCAAAATATGAAGGTCTTGTAAGGGTTGAGGCTCGAAGTTCGGACCAGGAAAAGAGAGGTCAGTATATGACATTCAGAAGAGTTAGCGACAAGTCAGACCCTACAAGTTGGTTCAATGGTGGTATAACAGCTAAAAAACTCATGGACAGGGCTTTAGAAGAGGCCCAGATAGAATATGTTGCTGAAATGGCGATAGACGAGGCATTAAAACAAATTAAAGGGATATGATTGAGATAGTAAAAGTAAAGCAGTTTATAGTTTCAATATTGAACTATATACCGGAAGATTACAGACTGCACCAGGGAGACGAACAGAATACCTTCCTATACAGACTTCTTAATGGAATGAAGGAAGGGAATTTTGATTTTTACGACCAGGCGAAGAAATTGTTTTTAAGGGGAATGACAAACCCCCGTAATTTAAGGGTGCTGTTTGAATTCCCGAAAGACAATACGGGATTGCCAGCTTATGTAATAAGGGAACCGGGAGCGGACCCGGGAGCAACCAATTCCATAGGGAAAATGAACGGGCAGATATACGACGGTGGCGCATGGCAGATAAGAGACAGCCGTTTCCATAATTTCGAGATAATGTGTCTTTCGGACAACATGCTGGAAAGCATAATTATGTCGGAAGTTCTGTATGCACTGATAATGGGTTCCTATAACTGGCTGTCTACCCAATATGATTTGGTAGAGGTAAGGATAACAGAATTAATGACAAACCAGAACGTACTGCCTATTCCTATTTTCATAAAGTCTGTAAGGCTTGACTTGACTTTGGACCAGATTGTAGGAACACTGGTAAACGAAGAATTGCTTAACAAGATTGCATTTGAGGATGCAGGAATAGCAGCCGAAAAATGGGGTGCGGACAATTATAGCAGGGATTATGAATTGCCCGGTGTAGAATCGGACATTGATAAAATTGTGACTAAATAATTGGTATTAAATTTTAAAATAAAAAGTTTTCTTCTTTACTTTAATATAACTATATTTGTATTATGAGAAAAGCCTATAAATATAAACTGAAACCGAATGAAAACCAGAAGATTTTCTTTGAAAAGTCTTTCGGATGTACTCGGTTTGTTTATAATTGGGCTTTATCAAAAAGAATTGAAGCGTACCAACGAGAAAAGAAGCATTTATCTTGTGTTGATTTATGTAAAATGTTGACTATCTTTAAAAAGGAAGAAGATAAGCTTTGGTTGAATGAGGTTTCATCCCAATGTTTGCAACAGTCTATCCGGAATATGGATAATGCTTTTATAAGGTTTTTTCAAGAAAAGAAAGGTTTTCCGAAATTCAAGTCAAAGAAAGATAATTGGAAATCTTACAAAGCAATAAACGGTGTTAAGGTAGATTTTGGTTCAAATAAAATTCAGCTTCCCAAAATCGGCTGGGTATCATTCTACAAAAACCGGACTTTTGAGGGAAAGATAGGAACCGTAACGGTAACTAAGACAGTAACCGGGAAATATTATGTTTCCGTTCTTGTTGACGACGGGAAAGAGCTTCCTAAAAAACCGGATATAAAGTACGATACAACTGTTGGTATTGATGTCGGGATAAAGGATTTTGCCGTTCTTTCAAACGGACAAGTCTACGAGAATCCGAAATATCTTGAAAGAGCTGAGCAAAGATTGAAAGTATTGCAAAGAAGGTATTCAAGAAAGCAAAAAGGAAGTAACAGAAGAGAAAATGCAAGAATAAGACTTGCAAAGGCTTATGAGAAAGTAACAAATTGCCGTAAAAATTTCATACATCAAGTTACGTCAAGGATTGTCCGTGAAAACCAAACGATAATCATTGAGGACTTGAATGTAAACGGAATGTTGAAAAATCATAACCTTGCAAAGCACATATCATCTGCAAGTTGGAACGAATTTTTCAGACAATTGCAGTACAAGTGCGAATGGAACGGAAGAAACCTTCTAAAAATCGGAAGGTTCGAGCCAAGTTCCAAAATGTGCACTTGTGGATATGTGAACCATGAACTGAAATTGTCGCAGCGAGAATGGACGTGTCCCAATTGTAACCAATTGAATGACAGGGATTTGTTAGCCGCGATAAACATAAAGAGGTTCGGACTACAAAGCCAGAACCTCATAGGAGAGTTACCCGTGGTAGACGGGATTGTGGACGTGGAGTGGCCGGCAGTAGCCGGGACGGTGAAGCGTCAATATGTATTTCTGTAAAGTAATATATAATTACACCCCGAAAATGTATGAATGTAAGGATTTGATAGGGAAGTTCTTGCAGAATTTCGTAGACAAATAAAAAGAAAAATAATATGGCATCAACGTTTATTTTCAACGGTCGGCAGATTTCATTGCCAGGTGTTTACTCCACTATTGTAAGTGGGGAAATGAACCCGACACGAAATCTTGACTATGGAAAAGTCCTTATTATTGATACAGGAAAGTATTCAGTCGGATTTGGTGGCGGTGCTGGTATCAATGGCGAGAATGCGCAGGGACAGAACGCTATCTATACTTTCGACAATATCGCGGATTTTCGTGCTTTCATGAAGGGAGGTCTTTGGTGGAGAGTTGCCGAAGCTCTGTTTGCACCGGACCCTTCAAACCCCGATGCAGTAGGAATTCCCGAACTTGAATTTGTTCGTGCAGCAACAACTACAGGTGCAAAAATGACGTTTGCGACGGCAGCAGGAAGCACGTTTGCGGTAAAAACATTGGACGAAGGTTTGGTAGCCAACGGTTCGTTATTGAACGGCAAGTTATTAACAAAGGGTTACGGTATGAACTTTATCGCAGGACGCGAAGACACTACCAAGTGGATTTTGCAGTTCTGGAGAGGTACATATACCGGAACATACAGCGATGGTTTACCCTACGGAGACATCACGCAGGAAAACAGTGACCCCGAACTTGTTCTTGAATCACCGGAATTCAAGAATATGCAAGAACTTGTGGATTGGGCACAGAATGATTCTAATTTTGCTTTGGCGTTCGTACTTGATTCAACTGCCAATGTAAAAGGAAATGGTGAGATTACCGAAAGGGACATTGCAACGGCACTGGATGATAAGCCTTATATTTTGGCGGAAGGAGGTACAGAAAGTTTCGACATGGGCGACTTTAACGCTGTACTGGACCAGATTGTAGGTTTGGACTACAGTAATATCATTCTGGACCAGGTAGGAGAAAATGCCTATTCTGCAACGACCCGTGCATATTTAACCCACATGAACGGAGTAGCCAAATTCCAGCATTTCCTCTATGTGGCAGGATATGACAAGGGAGCGGATTTCTCAAAGGAAATCGATTTGGCGAAAGAGTTTGACAGCTCGTTCGTGCAGCTTGTACATGGTGGCGCTGGTGTGGTATCCGCATTCGATGCGCAGAAAATCCGTTGGTGGGGTGTAATGTATAACTTGTGCGCGATTGTGGGACGTATCAGCGGAAAACCGCCTTATGTACCGCCTACATTCAAGTCAATCGGAGTTGACAGACTGCAACACGCATTGACTGAATCGGAGAAGAAGAAGGCATTGAAATACGGTATTTTAACAACCGTATTGAACGACTACACCGGAAAGTTCAATATCTTGCAGGGTGTGAATACATTGCAGGACAACGCCAATCTGTTCAATGCAAAAGGGCAGTCCTATTCCATTCAGTTTATGCGTATCGTCGCACAAATCAATAAGGAATTGATTGTAAATGCGACATTGGATTTGCTGGGACAGGAAAACGGTGTTAACGCCAATACACTGACAGCAGGAGCGGTTAAAGACTGGACTGTGGCATACTTGCAGTCAAGAACTGCAACGGACGCACAAGACAATCTGATTTTGTCGTTCAAAGACGTAGTGACAACAAGAAAGGAAGACGCTTATTTCACCACTTACAAAATTGTGGTAAATAACGAAATCACCAAGTTGTTCTTTACAGGTTACTTAATTCGTGGATAAAACAAACCCTAAAAATTAGAAGATTATGGCAGTTTTTACAGCGCCTAAAGCGTATATTAAAATAGATAATCAAGTAGCCGGGTTTGTTCGTAATCTGCAATTTGCAGAAAACATCACCCGTGCGAATGTACAAGGGCTTGGCTCACTCCTTAACCAGGAGGTTCCGGCCGTACAGTATCAATGCACATGGACGGTAGACCAATTCTTTATTGACTTCAAGCAGCCAGTAATGGAAGGCATGATGCACCGTCTTGGTTCCGTCAAGTCTATTGTAGACACCTTGATTTTGGGCGAGCTTGGTTTTGCCATTGCTATTTACAGCAAGACAATTCAGAGCCAGGATTCGACTACAAAGATGGTGACAGCAGTAGACCCTACCGGACAGACTATGTGCATGTTGAATCCGTGTTTTGTAAATAATCAAAATTTTTCATTGCAAGAAGCTGGCATTGCCGGGTATTCTATATCGGGAATCTATCTTTACCCCGTATCAACTTTGGAACTTTAATTTTGATTATAAACAATTGATAATTAGGGAGTTACAATTTAGTAACTCCCTTTTATTTTGATTATAAACAATTGATAATTAGGGAGTTACAATTTAGTAACTCCCTTTTATTTTGGTTATAAATAATTATAAATTGGATTAATTATAGAATAATAAAATGTTATGTAATTTGTAAAATATTTTTATTATAGTGAATTATTGGTATTGTGAAATGATGTTAATAAACCCACATTTTAGACATAAGCACTTGCGTATCTCATAACATAATCTTATCTTTGCAATGTGAGATTAAGAGATGATAAGTCAAACAATAAAAGATAAAAGATATGAAATCATTAGTTTATTTGCATTTTCCTTGCCGGATAGTTGTTTTGTGATAAAAACATAGAAGACGAGAAAACACACGATTTAAGGGAGTATGCGAAAATAACTCCAAAAACTGAACCTATAGGGGGTATATGGTTGACAAAATTTGATTTTGCAGGTACAATAGAATGGACTGAATATGCAAATTTGTTAACGGAAGATGAACGAAAGGAAATCGAACTGAAAGCTAAAGGCATTGCAGACACCTATAAAGAAGAAACGCAACGCGCTAAAAACTTGCAAGCGTTTCAAAGAAAAAGATATGCGAAAGAAATAGCAGAATTTGAAAGTTAATATTAGTTGTCAAACAAATAAAAGATAAAAGATATGAAATCAAATGTAGAAAGAATGACGGAAGATTTGAAAAAGGTGTTGTTTTCAAATGTATATAGCTTTGAGATTGAAACGAAAGATATAGTTTTCGGATTTAATAAGGTATTGAAGAAAAGAACTAAATCAATGGCAAAGGCTATAGCTTTGGAACAAAAACTGAGAAAAGATATTGGACGCTATTTGTCCAGTACGGTAGTGATTGCTTCTGTAAGAATGTATAAAAACGGAGAGTTGAAATGCGAATTAAAAGCTAACAATTTTTGATTGTCAAACAAATAAAATTTTAAAGTTATGAACGTTTACAGCAAGTTTTGTCCGAATGTATTTTTAGCAAAATGTGAAGAAAAGTATGAGAAGGGAGAAGTTATCGAAGTAACAACCAAGTACGGAAAGGAAAACGAATGTATTGTTTTCAACTTAATATACGAAAAAGACGGATTTTATTACTATTCGATAGTACGTGCAGACGGTTTCAATGTCCAGGAGTGGGCAAAGCAAAGAGCGGAAAGACGCAGAATGTGGGCGGCTTCGGCAGAACAAAAGAGTAATGAGTATTACGAAAAATCGAATAAAGATAGAGACTTTCTATCATTGGGAGAACCTATCAAGGTCGGACACCACAGCGAAAGAGGACATAGAAAGATGATTGACGATGCCTGGAACAATATGGGCAAAAGTGTTGAGTTCAGCGACAAGGCTGTCGAACATGAAAGAGTAGCCAAGTATTGGGACAAGAAAGCGGAGGTAATTAATCTATCCATGCCGGAAAGTATAGACTATTACGAGCACAAGTTAGAGAAAGCCAAAGAATATCACGAAGGCTTGAAGTCCGGCAAATATCCACGTGAACATTCCTATTCTTTGACTTATGCGAAGAAGGCGGTTAATGATATGCAAAAGAATTATGACACAGCAAAAAGATTGTGGGGAGAACAAGAGGATTGAAACAGCCATTGAAAGGATAATAGAATATCTTTTCAATTACACTCCCAATTTTAAAAGAACCCGGTCAAAAATAGAACTCATGGAAAAGTTCTGGGAAAAGACCGGGATTTCCTCTAATAGGGCATTATGGGAATATATGGTGTTTCAAGGGTCTATGATAGAGAGCAGCCGATACAAGGAAATAATATTCGCCCCCTATAATTTGATAGGCCCGAAGGCAATAGAGAAGTGGAACAAGAGGGGAAGATACCAGGTATTCAGAGCTAACAAGTATCAGCGAGAAAGAGGATGGATAAGCCCGTTTAAGGAAGAGGAAGAGGGTTTATCTGAAAGATACAGGGAGATGTTGAGGAAAAAATATTGGAACAAGGAGAAGGGGTTCATACTTTGCAGCCAGTACGGAGGATGGTTATTCGACAAAAATAGATGCAAGGATTGTATATTTTATAAGGCTTGTGAAAAATGACATAATAAAATTTTATGTTGTGAGATAATATTATTATATTTGCACCATGAAAAAGACAGTGAAGGAAGAAGTAAGACCGTGTGTTTCTTGTAAGGAAAACCATTTTATATACGACCGTAACAGATGGTTATGCAAAGAATGCTACGACAATAGAAAGAAATTGAAACTGAATCGTGCTTCATTGAAGGAAAAGGAAAACAGGCTTAATGAAGTGTTTGCTAAAGTATGGGAGGAAAATCCGCATTATTGTTTCCATTGCGGAAAATGGCTGGGACTTGAAATGAAGCCTATTTTTTTCTCCCATATATTGAGTAGGGGCGCGCATCCCGGTTTACGTTGTGACCCGGAAAACATAGTTTTGGCATGTATGGAATGCCATCAGATATACGATTTCGGAGACAGAAACAGTCTGAAGAACCAGATACCGGAAGAGAGGATAGAAAAACTTTTGGAGAAAGAGCATGGGAAAAGATATTGATTTACTGATAGGATGCGCAGAAGTGTTTACCGCTATAGGACTGAAAAGGATTTCCAGAATGATAGTGGATTACCTGGAGAACCCTAATAGCGAGAAGGCGGAAATATTTCAGAAAGAGGTTGAGGCATGGAAGGAATACGAGGAACGTTCAAAAGGCAGAATGTTTGTGTTCAGTGACGGGGAACACGCCCTTATGAAGTATTTTATTATATCGTATGAAAAAGACTGGTATTCGGACGGAAACCCGGCTATAGTGATAAACAAGCTGGCAGACGAAAGTGCATCATTCAAGGACAACCCTATAAAGAATTTATGGGTGGTGTATAAGAGCGAAGAGGAAAGGGACAAGGATTTTGAAAGGTTGTTAATGATAAAGTAATGAGGTATGAACTATGGATTATCCTATAAAGGGAGTAAATCACGTATTGCAAAATGGGTTGTTGAGGCTCTTCCTTCTGCCGATGTATGGGTAGAACCTTTTGCCGGGGGATGTGCAGTCACTCATGCAGCTATTTTATCGGGGAAATACAAAAGGTTTATCATAAACGATATAACGGACAGCGCAAAGTTTTTCGTTGACGCGGTAAACGGGAAGTTCAAGGATGAAAACCGATGGATAAGCAGGGAGGACTTTTTCAGACTAAAGAAAGACGATACGTATGTAAGACTATGTTTTTCTTTCGGCAACAATCAGAGAACCTATTGCTACAGTGAACAGGTCGAACCATATAAGAAGGCTTTCCACTATGCAATCTGTTTTGGTGATTTTAGTCTGTTTGAAGATATGGGTATCTCTATTCCGGAAGATGTGTTTAAGGGGTGTGATACATTCAAGGACAGAAGGCATGCAATAAAGGATATTCTGGTGAAGCTTAATTATCCGGATAATTTGCAGAGATTGCAAAACATGGAACGGCTGGAAAGACTTTGGGATTTGCAGAGTTTACAGGGAATGGGTAATATCGAAGTTTTCCAGGGTGATTATAGAGAGCTGGGAATACCGGAAGAAGAGAAGTATGTAATATATTGTGACCCGCCCTATATAAATACAGAAGGGTATTCTACTAAATTCAGCCATGAAGAATTTTATGGCTGGGCGAAACGGCAAAAGAATTGCTATATATCGGAATATTGGATGCCCGAAGATTTTGAAAGGGTTGACTATATAGATAAAACGGTATTATTTTGTGGAAATAACAAAGGCTGTAACAAGCAAGAAGGTCTTTGGATTTGTAAAAATAATTTATTTTAGTTGGTATGGGAAAATTTTTGATAGAAGATGTAAACGCGAAAGGATTGCTTATCTGGATGAACGACAATTTCCGGAAGCAGAACGGGAAACGGTTTACCCGTAACGATGTGCAGGCATATATAATGAGGGGACATTTGCCGGAATACCTGGGAGGAAACGAGATTGTGGTAACCCCTAAAAAGCATTGCACAATCAAGATGTACAATGTATTGGAAAATGACAATAACCCCGTAATGGAGGAAGAAGAAAATGAATGTATTGGTAGCATGTGAGGAAAGTCAGAGAGTTTGTGAAGCTTTCAGAAAGAGAGGTCATAACGCCTTTAGTTGTGATATTGTAGATTGTAGCGGAGGACACCCCGAATGGCATTTCAAACAGGATGTCTTGCAGGTTATCCCTAATTTTGGAGGAAAGCTGCAAAACGGTGAGGAGTATTATTTGCCGGAAGGCGAAGAATGGGATTTGATGGTTGCGCATCCCCCTTGCACCTATCTATGCGTGTCCGGTGCTGCATGGTATTATTACCCGGAAGACAAGGGATTACCGATAGAACAGAGAAGATCGCATCCTAAATATCCGAACAGAGCGAAAGACCGAGAAGAAGCCGTTAATTTCTTCATGGAGTTATACAATTCGGGTGTAAAAAGAATTGCTATAGAGAACCCGGTAGGAATAATGAGTACAAGATTCAGAAAGGCAGACCAAATCATAGAACCTTGGATGTTCGGGGACGAGGCAAGCAAAAAGACTTGCTTATGGCTTAAAAATCTACCTAAACTCACTCCTACAAAGATTGTCGGGAAAGGTGAAGTAGTGGAGGGGAAGAACGGGTTTAGAATGCAGAAATGGGAATGTGACGCCTACGGATTACCAAAAGAGGAAAGACAGAAGATAAGAAGCAAGACGTTTCCAGGTATTGCGGAAGCGATAGCGGAACAGTGGGGTAATTTAGAATGATGTTTAAAATTTAGTAACGTGAAAACAAGTAGTAATTTCGTGATTGTCTATGACTTTGAAACTGGGGGATTGCCAAGTAAGGAAAAACAAGCTTTTTTGGACATTCCTTTGGTCGAAATGGCTATGTCGTGTATAGACATGAAAAAGCTGGAAATAATAGACCGTGTGGAAATGATATTCCCGTATAACTACAAGGAAGGACTTGCAGGATATTCGGAGGAAGCAACGGCAGTACACGGTATAACAAAAGAAGTCCAAGAAGAGAATGCGGTGCCATTGAAAGAGATATACAGCACTTGCAAGAAATGGTTCGCCAAATACAAGAATCCACGCCAGATGTGTACGCTTGTAGGGCACAATATCGTAGGATTCGATAACCCGTTTCTGAAAAACTTCTTCGCCTACATGAACGACGATATAGACAATTACGTAAAATACTACATAGACACGATGCAGTTTGCACACATGGCGGCTTTGGAACAGATGGACTATAAGCTGGGCACGTGTTGCCAGGCTGCCGGGATTGACCTTGTGGAAGCGCACAGGGCGCAGCACGATGTGGATGCGAACGCGATGTTGTTCATTTCCTACGTGAAGAAGTTAAGGGGTGAAGGCGTGGAAACGGTGGAGAAGAAAGAAAGGAGATATAGAGAGGACTTCCAGTTATGTTGACGGGTGACGGAAAAGGAATACTTACAAATAATCAGCTTACATATCTGTACAATGCGGTAGACAATATCATAGAGAGACTGCCGGAAAGGGCGCTTAACCAGTTGTTGGAAGGATATGGAAACGACGTTGATACCATGCTTAGGGAAATGGTGCATCAGTCGGAAAAGGCGCTGTATCTGGGTCGGACGCTGGATTCAGAAAGTTTATCCTATGTGGATAACGTGAAAGCCTCTATGGACAATACGCTTAAAATATTGTCCCTCAATTATTTCATAACAACCATGTTGCCTAAATTCCGGTTAGGGTGGCGTAATATAGAGTGGGGAAATCTCACTCAATTATACCCGTGGAGTTGTTATTTATGCGCCCGGGCGAGTGGCAAGTGCATGAGTGCTGATACATTGGTTGTAATGTATGATGGGGCTTTGAAGAAGATTCAAGATATAGAAGTTGGTGATAAAGTGATGGGTGTTGATTCAACACCGCGTACAGTGCTGCAATTACATAAAGGTGTTGCACCTATGTATAAAGTGAGACAGTCCAAAGGAATGACTTATGAAGTGAATGAAGGACACTTGCTTTGCTGTTATTATAACGGTTATTTCATTGATGTAGAAGTAGATGCTGTATGTAGACAACAGAAAGATATAAGAAAGTTGTTTCTGGGATATAAAGTCAAGAATATAGGGAAAGGAACACCAGAATTTGATTATTCTTCATTGAAGATTGAACCTATTGGAGAGGGGGAATATTATGGTTTTGCGTGCGATGGAGACCATAAGTTTTTATTGGAGGATGGGACGGTTGTACATAACAGTTATCAATGGTCTTATGCCTTTATTCTGTGGCGTTTATGGTCCTACACAAGACCGACTGCATATAGACAAGACACGGTAGACAATGCCAACCGGAAAGAAACATGCTATATTACCAATACTTTTACACTGGCAAAGGTGCAGATAGCGAAAGTGACGGAAGAGATAGAGGCAAACGACTTGATAAAGGAAAAACTGAATCCTTATAATAAGGCTTCAATTGGTGAGACAGCCATAAAGACGGAAACGGGGAGTACGCTGCATGTACGCGGTAAGGATTCAATGATTCGTGGTTTGCACGTAGGGGCTTGCTTGTGTGACGATATGCCGGATGAAAGCTCCCTATATTCGGACGAACAAAGGGAGAAACTGAAAGAACTTTTGAAAGGTACAATAGAGCCGATTGTAGAACCATACGGTTATTTCCTTGTAACTGGTACACCCTATTCTTCTGCACCGAATGAATTGTACCAGATATTGAAGGCAGACAAGCGTTTCTATTGTTTTGAATATCCGATATTGTTTCCGGACGGTAGACCGTTAGCGCCGGACAGATACACGTTTGAACAGATATTGGCGAAAAAGGAAGAGCTTGGAACGATTGTGTTCAATCGTGAATACCTGGTTGTTCCTATCAGTGACACATCAACGATATTTCCGTATGAATATCTGATGCGTAGCGTTATAGGAATGGAAACGATACGTTTTGCGTCAAGTATAGACGATTTTCCTTTCAAGCTTACAAGAGTACATATAGGTGTGGACTTTGCGGTTTCCGGTAATATTGGAGCGGACTATACAGTGTATTCGGTATGGGGCAAAGATGCGATGGATAACTACTATTTGTTGTACTATTACCGGAAGCGCGGTATGTCGCACAACGAACAGGTAGATAAGATTGTACAGCTTGACCGACTTTTCCACCCTAATAAGATACGGTGTGAGGCAAACGGTTTCCAGTCCATATTGTCCGGACTGGCAAAGGAAAGAGGGCTTAAGAATATAGAACCGTTCACGACAACGGAAGGAAACAAAAAGGACCTCTATACTGGATTGCCTTCTTTGTCTGCAATGTTTGAGAGAGGGCAGATAAAATGCCCTTATGCGATAGGAGAAACGAGGCAGGCGGTTGACTTGATGTTCGGTGAATTTTCTTCTATTACATTTAGAAGTGATAACGGGAAATTGGAGGCAGCAAGCGGTCACGATGATATAGCACTTAGTTCGTTCCTTTCCATAAATAGCTTACGAGAAGATGATAAAGAAGTAAAAATAAGTGTAGATTTGATATAATATTATGAGAACAGCTAACAAAATGACAAACCGTAAATATAAGTTTATATAAAACAACTAATAATATAAACGGTAAAATTTATATCGGGCAACATATTACCGATAGACTGAATGATGGATATAAAGGCAGTGGTATTGTTATAGAACAAGCATTTAAAAAGTACGGCAAGCATAACTTTAAAATAGATATTTTAGAATTTTATGAAGGAGATTCTAAAGAAGAATTTAATAATCTTGAAAGAAGCTATATAGAAAAGTTTGATTCTATAAATCCGGAAGTAGGATATAATAGAACTTTGTGTTGTGGAGGAGGATTTTTAGGAGAAGAAGTTTATAAGAAAAGGTTTTATAGACATTCAGAAGAAGCAAAAAGAAAGATTGGACTTGCTCATAAGGGAAAGGTTATTTCAAAAGAATCAATAGAGAAAATGAGAAAAACCAAATTAGGTAAAATTAATAATAATCGTAAAAAGAAAACTATTAAGGAAAGAAAGAAAAGAGTTATTTCAAGAAAAAGAGAAAGACCTATTTTGCAATATGATTTGAACGGTAATTTTATAAGAGAATGGGAAAGTATATGTGAAGCTGGAAGGTTTTATGGGTTATGCTATGGAGCTTCGGGAATTAGAACAGCTTGTGACAATCCGAATCGTACTTGTAAAGGGTTTAAATGGAAATATAAAGAAACAAATGAAGAAAGAGAAAATATTGAAATTGCTTCTTCTAAAAGGTCGTATGAAGTAAAATATCCAAGAAAAGGCAATATGAGAATAGAACAGTATGATAAGGATATGAATCTTATAAATACTCATGATTCTTTTAGTAATGCAGCAAGAAGCGTAAATCTTGTGAACGGAACCGCTATAAAAAGGGCTTGTGATAATTTCCCAGTTTTTACAGCGAGAGGTTATTATTGGAAGAGGGTCTATTAAATAATGTTAAACAGCCAACATTTCACACATACGCACTTGCGTATCTCATAACATAATCTTATCTTTGCAATGTGAGAAAGAGATAAAGGTCAAACAGATAAAAGATAAAGATTATGATTACTGATAGAAAGAAAGCCCCGGCATGTTTAAGATACAATGTCAGTAACAATTCTGGTTCAATAAATAAGAATTTCGAGAAAAACCAAGAAGCAGCGTATGATTTTGCAAATTCGATGAATGAGACAGCAATAATACGAGGATATATTTTTGTAAAGCATAGAGGACAATGGGTGAGAAATACTGTTTTTATGGACCATGTTTTTAGATAAGGAGGATAAGGTTATGAAAAAGGATTTGATAAGGACGTCTGTAGGATATAGATGTTTTCTAACTATTGAGGAAATAGAGGTAACGGACCCTAAAGATAGGAAAGAATGTAAGATGTTTGAGGAATTGAACAACTTCACCACTATCAAGAAAATAGCGTTGAAGTATACCGATAACAAGCTGTTTCACGAGATAACGAACCGACTGGTTGAGCTTGACAAGGTGGATTTGACAGAAGAAGAACATGCAGAAAGACAAGCGTTAATTACGCTATCTCAATATTTTAGGATTAAGTTTTGATAAAAGAGATTAATAACGTATATTTGCGAATAATATTTTGTAAAAATGGAAGATAAAATCATTAAAATTAAGGGACACGAATATAAGATGTCCTTCCCTACAGTAGGACAATATTACGAGATTGAAACTCAGAAGCAGTTTTTAGGTCGTGGATATTACAATACTTTGTTGGGTAACAGAACGCAGGCTGCTGCTGATGCTTTGGATATGATAGACATTGAAGCGACGCTTACAGTGATGTTGCCGGACTTGCTGGCAGATATGAAGGTAACTTCTTTTAAACAGCTTGGTATCAAGGACTATGTGGAGGTAAGGGATATTTACAATAAGGAGGTTTTACCCTTTATCAAGGAAGTTGAAAAAATGATGAACCCCAACCGATAAGAGTATTCGAGCGAGAATTACTATAGTTTGAATGTTTAGTTATTCAGAGGAGTGTGGGGGTATAGTCTGTTATGGGTTATACCCCCACTTTTGATTGATTTTGTATGATGGAGCGAGATAAAAAGGAAGATTTCAGAACGTTTGTAGTCAGATGGAATAACAAGTTTCCGCTTGACAGATGGTATAGAAAGAAACATAACATTGCTTTCATGTCCGAGGAACACAAGAAATGTTCTTTTTTTCAACAACTTTTCGAGTTCGAGGAAGACCGGATGTTCAAGCAGGCTTTGGAGGACGAGGAAAAGAAAGTTGAATACGTTCCGAATATCGGTGAATGGCTGAAAGATTCCTATGATGAAATGGTGGACCAGGAAACCGATACCAAGGAGATAACGCAAAGTCAGATTGAAGCCTTCCGCGAAGAAATGGCGCGGATGGCCGAATACGAGGAAAGCCAAAAGGATAAGGAATAATGGCAGAGGATAAGAGGATTAGGATAGCGGCCGATACCACACCGCTAAGACAGTTGAGAGAAGAGGCGGTTTCTTTGTACCGCGAGATAAACCAAGCTTCCATGCAGAGTGCACAGGAAGCCGAGAAAAGCATTGCACAGCTACGGGAACAACTTGCATTGATGGAAGACCGTAATGAGCTGGAAAGGCTGTTGCTTGACCTTAAAAGACAGTCTGCTGCCATTGATGCAACCACAATGCAAAAACCGTCTCCTATGCCGGAAAGACCGATAAGGAGACAGCCGCCTACAGAAGAACTTCCAAGACCGGAACAGCCTATCATAGACCCCGAAACCGGGTCTATTACATGGGACGTATCGCCAAGAAGAAAAGAGGAAACCGTACAGCCGGAACCAAGACGGAAAGGGCAAAGACCGGAAATGGAAACGGATGTAGAAGAACCTTTGCCTATAGAAGAACCGGAAGAAAGACCAGCGCCCAGAAGAAGGAGAAGAAAAGTCCAGGAACCCATACCGGACGTGGAACCTATCATAGATGAGGAAACTGGTTCTATGACCTGGGATTTGACACGGAAACCGCAAAGGGAAAGAGTTACCCCTATAGAAAGAGGTGTAGAAAGAGAAGAACCGACAACAAAGGAAACGCAGAAGGAAATATTAAGGGAGATAAACAGACACGTCGAGAATATAGACGAATCCGTTACGAACGTTGATAATTCCAAGAACTTCCAGGATAACAGCGAAAACAGAACGGACAACTCACGGCATACGGAGAATATAACCGAGAATGTTGTAAATATTGAAAAGAATACCCAGACAATAACGGAGAATACAACCGCTATAAGGGAAAAGGGGAATTTGGAGGTCGTTTCAGAACAACCGAACAGACCTCTATTAAGGGAAGACGATAGAATACAGAGAAGACCGGAAATAACGGATAACGGACAGACGGAAATCAAGTTTTCGGACGAGGGGATAATACGTGCAATTACAAGACTGGGAGTGGTAACGGATAATATAGGACGTGATGTCATTTCCGCTTTAAGAGGACTTGAAAAAGGAACGGGTGAGGAAAACCAAAGAACCAGTATTACCCGTTACCTGGAAACTATTGCAAATTCCGTATCTGTTATAGAAGACAGTGCAGAAAACATATTAGAAGAAATACAGAAAGCCGTTTCCGGTTCGGGTTTCGGAGGTGGAACAGGGACACCTGGCGGCATTGTACCATCTACCGGAAGTACAGGCGGAATAGGAGGAGGACTAAATATATTCGGAGGAGGATTAAAAGGAATATTGGGCGGTTTGGGGGCTTTGACGGCATTCAATACCGCCAAGAACGTATTGTCAGAAAGATATTTCCGGCAGCAGGAATTTGAAGCGCGTTCCCAATACCAAGGAACCGTGGAAACGGCCGCAAATTATACACGGTTACAAGCCGCTAACCAGGCAGACGCTTTTAGGTGGATTCCTCTAATTGGTGACACGATAGCAAAAAGCATAGAGTTGCCAGCACAGCTTGCAGCAGAAAAGATGATGGCAACTTTCGGGAAATACGCGGAAGGCGAAAGACGTGTTATCCCGTATGCACAGGTTATGGGTGTATCAGCCGGGGAAGCGTTCAGACAAGCCGGAAGGGAAGGAAGTTATGCAGCCGAATCACTTGGTATGGATTACGCTTCATACCTTGGAAGACGTGCCGAATTGATACGTGCAGGAGGAGGACGTTTTGTCGGTGGCAATGAATACGACCCGTATGCGGTAAGGGAAACGCAGTCTGTAATGGCAGCAGAAAGACTGTTTGGATTGTCACCTAATGCGGTCAACCGTTTGCAGGGTGCAATGAGGTTCGGAGACCAGGATTCGGGTACCGGGGCTTCTGCGATTATCAGAGAGTTCGAGCAGGCAATGAAAAATTTAGGCATTCCGTTTGAACAGATAGCCTCTACAATGGAAGAAAGTTTAGATACTTTCATTACACAGTCGGACCAGATTCTTTCCAAACGTGGTGAGTTTGACGCAAAGGAGCTTGCAGCGATGTTTAGCGGAATACGCCAGGCAACCGGATTGCAGGGAAGACAACTTGAAAGGGTACAGCAAGCATTCACCGGACAAGGAATATCAAAAGATGAGGTGACAAATGCAATGCTTGTGCGGTCTATCCAGGAAGTAATGCCAGACAAGACTTCCTATTCGGAAATCCAGGAAGAACTGGAAAAGATACGTGCAGGAGCGGCAGACCCCGAAGTTATGGAAAACTTTTTGAATAGGGTTGTAGAACGTACCGGGGGAGGTTCCGAACAGTTACGTTTGGCAATGTCCGAAATATTCCCTAATTTGTCTTGGAATGACATCAATTCCACGATACAAAAGGATAGTGACCCATCTAAGCTTGTGAGCAATCTGTTTGACTTGTATAAACAAGCAAGCCAAAGGATTAGGGAAACTCCTACAGAAGCTTATGATAGGGACGCAGCACGGAGGACTGTAGGTGCCGGGGAAACCATTTTGGCAGGTGATATGAATCGCCAGATGTCGGAAGGCGCCAATATTTTAAAAGAGATTAGAGATTTGGTGAGTGAAATAAACGACAGAGGTAAAAAGGTTGCTGATATAGAGTTGGAGGTTCCGAAAGAGAAGATAATTCAGCAATCTGCTACAGGAGGAAGCGGTTTAGTCAATATGAGTACAGTAAGCGGAGGAGTGGATGCTGGACGAGCTATTTCTCAATGGTTTAAACGTGCTTTAGACGAGTGGGCAAGGGAAAGAGTTGGTGGAGTGTCGGAAGCAAATAAAGTGATACAGCAAGAACGATGAAAGTAAATATATTTAACATACAGAGTTATAAGTACAACGTAGAACCCCAAACGTTTATAGACGATTGGCAAAAAGGATTGGGACCAGATACACCGGAAGCAAAGAAACTGTCGGTTCCGGAATTTATGGACGTGGTAAACGAGATTTCCAAAATTTCAAACCTGGATGCTATCTGGGCTACATACGACGATTGGGAGAAAGAGAAGTACAAGAACGAGTATTCAAACAAGAATTTGCCATATATCAAGCCGAACACTCCACTTTCTTTCCCTATAAAGGATTCTCCTTTGCTTATACAAAAAGCGTCAAAGAGCGACATGTTCATGAAGCAACGCGATTTTTCGGCTTATTGGTCTGAAAATTTGACAAAGCTTCTACAGGATAAGGAAGGATATGTAGCGGACAATGTGGTTGCACTGGATGAAGAAATGTCAGTAAGGACAAAAGTACAGCCTATAAACATTAAGGTGTGGATATACTGCAAGGCTATAAACAAGGTTGTGGATGTAAGTCAGTTTGTCAATACATGTTCTACCGACAAGGGGTTCAAGAATGGCACGTTTTCGATTAACATAACACCCTTTAAGGACGTTAATATGTCGAATGTGTATGGTGCAGGGTATTATGATATATTCCCGGTTGTAACACCGAAAGGATACGACTATAAATCCTATCTTGAAAAGGTAGTACAGATAAACGATATAGTGTTTATCCGGTTTGAGCGGTTGAGACTGGAAGGAAGTTCGGACAGTGAAAATGCCAATGATTTGTTTGTACCGTTGAACAAGCTTGCCAATAACGGTCCGGACTATAATGTTTGGGATATGATAGGTTTTGTGGACAGTGTAATGGAAACCTATTCTTCGGAAGACAATTCAAAGAGTACCGTCATAAGCGGACGCGATATTGCAAAAATGTTTGTGGAGGACGGAAGTTATTTCATACCTTTGGAAAATGTCAATGATACTGTACAGAACTGGTTATTAAGAAAAACAGGTGGTGTATGGAATGGACGTAATGTGTTCGGTGGTGAGTATCAATTTGTATGGAATTTGGGGTACAAAACGATAAATGAATGTATTTGGTTTATTATTAATATAATGTCTTCTATCGGATTGTGTAGTGATGAAGTTTTTTCTTCATGGGGTGACAAGCGGATAACGGCATACAGTATTCCGGGACAGCAGGATTTGAAGGTGAGGGGAATATGGCAGATTGTTAAGCTGCAAGTGTCTGGGGATATAATGGAAAGGATTGTGACAGATACGGGGCTGGGGAACCCGAACGGAACACTGATGCAGTACATGGAACGCATTTGCCAATATCCGTTGACAGAATTTTTCTTTGACACCTATATAAACACGATTGATGTCATTGTAAGACAGCCACCGTTTACGGAGAAGGCAATAAAAGACGCTTTCAAGTCGGAAAACTATATTACGATAACACCGGATAATGTAATATCGTATAATTTGAGCTATGACCCACGGGTTTACACTTGGTTCCAGTTGCACGCACAGAATGCACAGGTAGGTGGACGTGACAAACCAGGATTGGCTTTTGTTCCTATTGTGTACCTGGAAGAGTATGTGGAACGATGGGGTAACAGGAAAATGGATTTCGTGGACATGTACTGTATTCGCATGATACAGAACGGAGCGGAAAACCAGAAGATATTTTCTACTTACCAGGCAACAATGCTGAATGATTTGATTTATCTTGTCGAAAGCAACATGTATATACCTTTTACCCGGTGCGGAACGATAGAAATAAACGGGGACAGGCGTATAAAGGTAGGAACTTTCGTACTGAACCAGAGCACGAATGAGTTTTTCTATGTGACGAATGTAACCAATACCATATCATTCAATCGTGACGGGGTAGACAGACGTACTGTTTTGCAGGTGGAAAGAGGATTTTATGTACCTATACTTAAAGGAAATCTGATGGAAGCGGTAAAAAGAAACGACAATTCGGTTTCTGAAAAATCAGCGTCCGGATTTACACCCGATTATTTTAAGCTGGTGGACTTAAGCGGTTTGAGACAGAAGGCGAAGGAAGCGGAAAGCGGACAGATAACATCCTATGACAACCCGACGGTTGACAAGCAGCAGTTTGATTATTTTTTGAACAGGAAATATTTCGGAGGACTTGAATAATGGCAGGAGGAGCACCAAGAATAAGCAGTAACAATTTGCCGCCTATAATGAAGGGGTATATAATGATACCCACGGATGTAGGCAGGGAAGCGTATATAGATACGGTATTTAGGACGAATATAGTTGCCGTGATGATGGAAGGCGGTATATTCCGTAATGATGCACGTATTACCAACGAGGCTATCAATAACATATGGTTTCCCGAAAAACCGGGTGAGAAGGGATGCCAGGTAATGATAGCGAGCAGCGATTTTCTTAATCAGCCTACAGTTATAGGCACCTTTATAGGGAATGATGAGGTTCCGGCATGGAGCGAGGATGTTATACGGATGAAAAAACAGGTGGAAGGAGTAACTATGTCTATGACGATAGACCCACGCAACCAGGAATGGAACATGAACCTTACTTCTATAGAGAAGCCCGTAAATTTCAACGTTACATTAGGAGGTAACGAAAAACATAAGATAAGATTGCAGAGTTCGGGGGAAGCCGAGATAGTGGCTTCCAAGAAGGTGAAGGTAACCGGATATAACGAAGTCATTGCGGAAGTCGTTAATGTGGTCGAGGACGTGAAAGAAAAGGATAAGGAGATAAGGCGTTTCGCTATGAACATGGAAGAGGCTAATTTTACGTGGAAGACCCAGGACAAGACAACCGTAATAAAGGCCGACCCCAACACTGTAGACGTTAATTTCCACGACGGGAAAAGCCATATAACAATGGATGAAAGCGGTGTAGTGCTGGGCTATGACAATGATGCGGAAATGATTCAGTTAACGCAGAACCTAATAAAGCTTATGACCGGACAGAAAGTCAATATAAACAATGCGAAGGAACCTCTAACACTGGCGAACACTTTGATACAGCTATTGAATAATGTGGAGAACCAGATAATGACGCTAAAGAACGCATGGCAAACAGCGCTTGCAGGTTCGGGGGCGATGGATGGAGGTAAAGCCGGATTCGGTGCCGGGGTCGGTGCGGTAGCGGCAGTAAACCCGTTACAGTTTGATGGAATAAAAAGCACGGTAACTTTTTCGGATTGATAATAATTTTGTATTTTTGAAAACGATAAGAAAAGATTATGGCAAACGTCGCACAATCAGCAATACAAAAAGCAGGGTCTTTGATGGAGACGGCTGGAAGAGCTATATTAGCATCTCAATTTCCGAACGATTTTGAGGTGTATCTCTGTACGCTTGAATTGGCAGATTCAAAGAACAATACGATAGACTTTTTTACATTCCCCATTAATCCGAATGCGATAAGCAAGACGGAAGCAAAAAGGGAAAACATAAGGAATACGGCAGGGGGCGTTACGGTGTTGTCTTCTCCTACTTTTGTACCGCAGGATATAACGATAAGAGGAGATTTCGGACGTACTTTCAAGTTGTTGTTGTCGCTTGGCGGTGGTGCGTCAAGTTTGGCAGGAGCGGCCTATAGTCTGTCATCCGGAAAATGGAGTTTAAGCGATATTTCGGGTAAAAATACGAACTCTTTAAAGTCGGCTTCGTTCGACCCCTCTGTTAAGAACGGATATGGATGTACGAAAATATTACAAGCTATCATATCAAAAAGTAATGGTGTGGATAAGGACGGTTTGCCATTCCGTCTTTACTTCTATAATATGGCTTTGGGTGAGAGTTATTTGGTTGTTGTGCCTCCTACCGGGCTTGTACTGAACCAAAGTTTACAGCGCAACATGATATGGGAATATTCGCTTACAATGACAGCGATAGCCCCTATAGAAGCGGTGGCAGGAGAACAGAAAGCGAAAACGGCACTCACTAAAATTTGTACGGCTGCTGCAATACAGAAAGGTGTAAATGATTTGGCGGCTTCTTTAGCAACATTATTATAAGAAAGGGGTGAAGGATGGACGTGGTAATGGAAACGGCATACGCCAAATTCAAGAATATAACCGGGTACGACATAAAGAAGTTCTTCCAGAGTTATGTGGACTTCTGCAACAATCATTATCCCTATATAGTGGACTATTACCAGGGAGGAGAGATAAACGCACAGTCATTCTACGAACTTGACAAGATGATAGCGCAAATCAATATCGTAGAGCCTATGTTTCAACTCCATGAAAACAAGTTGGACGATATTTCTATGTGGGAAATATTAGACAACTTTTCGGAAGTGGAAACAAAGATATTGACAATAAAAAATTCTGACAGATGGTTAAGAAGTGCAACGCTTGGAAGACAGAACACCCTACAGCTTGACAAGCAGCTAAGGACAGGCGAGACGTTTGAGAATGTAGCGGAAGAAATTGCAATGACGGACCCGGAAGACGACTGGACTTCTATAACCACACCACAATACATTATAGAAGAGGACTATAAGGCAGGACAAGGAAGCAATACATTTGCAGTCAATCTTCGGAATGTCGGTGTGAATTATGTGGATAATGTGGTAGATACACTGGTAGGCGAGAACGTGTTGGGTAAAGACATAGATACGGAGTTTGAGTTTAAGAATGATGATTTGAAGGTGAAGAAATTCGGTACATCTATGGAGCAGGCATTAAAAATCATATTGGAGGCTTTGAAAGGCTGTATTCCGGAATTCAAGGACTACGGACTTCCATCTGATTTTGTAGGTCAGACAACAAATGCAATACAATACCCGGTAATATTTAAGGCCCTTATGAACATGTTCCAAAGAGATAACCGATGGGCGAGTGCAGAGCTTCTTGATTTGGTAAAAAAAGAAGACGCAGTGTTTATGAAGGTAAAGGCTACAACCGTGACGAGAGAAGATTTTGTTATTAATGTTCCTATTTAA